TTACTTGTATGTTATTAATGTATGAAAGCCTTCCATACTACCTAATACGCCTTGATTTTGTAATGTCGTATGGTCGACATCTTCAATTTCATAACCTAATTTTTGCATTTCAGTTAAAATATAGTCAATTTGAGTTGTATATTTTGACTCGACACCGAAATTCTGATTAATCCATTTACTGAAACTTGTGACCATAATGACGTGTTTAAAACCGTCTTTCTCTTTTAAATTAGGTAATACTTCATTTTTGAAAATGCTTTCACTTGCAGCAAGTTGTGTATTTTTAAATAGTCCCATAGTTATTTCCTGAAATTATTATTTTATAATATATGAGTACATTCGCAATATTTAACTACTAGTTTTATTTATCTTATTTTATAGACTACATGTCCTAGTATATTCAATCAAACGGGTATATGCTAATCGTTCAAGTGCTGAATAGCGTAATCTGCTTCTTCAGGTGTGAATTGTTCACCTGCAGCAGAAATTAGCTGATCTCTAATAGCTGCTGTAGACATGTTCATAGTTTTTTGGTAGCTTTTTGCTTTTTCTAAGGCATTTTTGTTGTAGTCGGCCTTTAAGTTATCAACTGCATATTGTGCTGCGTCTGCTGGGAATTGTTCACCAGCATCAGAAGTCAATTGATCATAAATTCCAGCCTTAGACATGTGCATGATGTCAGAATATGATTTAGCCTTAGTTAATGCAGCAGAGTATTCTGCAGAAACTATTGGCTTTTCACTTGATGATGATTGAGAATCAGAACTGCTAATTGATGATGAAGATTCCGAGTAAGTGTTTGATGGGGAGCTTACATGATAGCTTTCATCATCATAATCATAGGAATCATCATAGTCGTCTGAAAAATCATTTTTTTTGGTGGCTGTTTCTGTAGAATTGTCAGATGAATCTTTAGTTGCAATATTTACAAAAAATACCAAACCAAACAAAATCAGAGCCATCAAAATTATTGTACGTATGTGTTGTGTTTTTTTATTTTCCATTATATATTTTCCCGAAGCCTGTTAGTGTGGTTGCTCAGCACATGAATTTTTTATATTTTATAGACTTTATTGTCTGGTATCTTATTACCCGATAAGTTATCAATGAACGAGGTTAATCACTGCTGTATTTACCTTGATTATCAACAATTTTTGCTATCATATATGGTACTGTAACACTTCCATTCAAGGTAGATTCGTAAGTTTCTGTACCGTCACTAATACCAGAAATTGTTACTTGATCATGTTCTAAAATACGTGATCCATTTAGTAGAGCCTTATTAATTTCTACTAAGATGATGTCATCATCATTGCCATCAACAGCTAAACGAATGAGCACTTGGTCTTCATTACCATCTTCATTTTCGATAACTTGAACCGCACTACCAGTAAACTTTAACTTCTGACCTTTGTAATCAGATGGTTTACGTGCGATTTTTTCGTAGCTGACTCCCGTTTTAAAAGACTTGGGATCGTATTTAGTCTGATCAGGTCTTTGATTGTAACGGACAGTAACGAATAAGGCGATAAACAATCCTAGCGCTAAACAAAGAGAAATAATTAGTGTGCGCAGACCTATAACGCCTTGACGTTTTCGGAACTTATCGATTAGATAGATTATCGATAAAATTACGAAAGTGATTGTTGAAATCAACCATAATATGCACAAGAACTCTGCCATATTTTCTACTCCTAAAGCCTTTTAGTGTGGTTGCTCAGCACATATTGCGTTTAAAAGGGCCTTTTAGCGTGTTACCCAGCACGTGCTATTTCAAATAGTAGTGTGTTGTCGTGGTTTTAATTGTTTTCCAAAATGTTATTAGGTGAGCAAGTAAGAAGGATATTGAATCTTTAAAAAAGCAAAGTAATTATTTTAAATACTTTTACTTGTAGTGAGTAGTGTATTTTTAAATAGTCCCATAGAGTTATTCACTATTCTGTTATTTTAGGGTCTCCAGATGCTCATATGTACGCCCAAACGGGCTTTTTTAGTCGTGGAACTTCTTTAATCCAGCTAGATATAATGAACCACCAACGATCGCGACAATGCCGCCGATCCAACCCATGAAGGGGACGAGGGCAATGGCACCGCCAACAATCAATAAAACACTGGGTGATTTTGTGAGGATTGGTGTCTTGTTGAATTGCACCAATCCGACAATACCGAGCACAAAAATTGCGACCTTCAAAGCTAAAAATAGCGCAATCATAACGTTCAACGTATTATCGCTTATAGCCGAAGCGCTCAAAACGATCCAGCCCCCCAATAGCAGGATGATACCGCCGGCCAAACCAACAATTCCGTTAGCTACGGCTAATTTCTTTAACTTCATAAAAACTCCCCTAAGAACCTTTTAATGTGGATGTTCAGCACATATTGTTTTTGCTGAAGCTTTTTAACGGGTGATTGGCATATATGTACGCCCAAATGGGCTTATAATTATGAGTTTTATTGTGTCAATATCGTGTTATACTGCTCTAACCATTTACTTTTTTCTTCGAGCCAAGTGTTTTTGGCAGAATTCATTTCGTCAATTAGAAGTTGTTTGTCAGATTCTGATGTAGTAGGATCTTCTGATGTATATTTATCATGATATATAGTCGTTGCATAGTCTTTAAAAGCTATCAAGTAACTATTTAAAGCATTCGAGTATGCTACTAGTTTGTCTTTATCCTCTTTGGTGTAATCCCTATCTGGCTTGTAAGCTAACTGTTTGGCATCATCAGCTAATTTTTGGACGTTTTTTAACGCATTCATTATTCCGTCGATTTGATATGAGGCGCTTGGATTATTACTTGTTGGGTCAAAATCAGCTTTTTTTAAAACTTCATTTTCAATATTTTCATAATTTTCTTTCGGCATAGTAGAAACATCTGCTTTAAGATTAGCTAACGAAGTTTGACTATCGGTGCTAAAATTACTAATCGATGATGATGATGATGATGAATATACCCCAGATGAGGCAATTTTTGGGGAATCATCATAACTATTATAACTGTCGGACGAACTAGTCTCTTCAGTTGTTGTTTCTGGCGTGTAATCAGATGAGTTTTTTGTAACAAGACTTACAAAAATGATCAAGCCAAGTAAGATTAAAGCCATCACGATAATTCCGTGTTTGTGGCGTACCTTTTTGTTTTTCATTGCATGTATTCTCCCAAAGCCTTTTAATGTGGTTACTCAGCACATATTTCGTCTACAAAGAGCCTTTTAACGTGTTGCTCAGCACGCGTTACTTTTAAAATTAGTTAATACTGCAATGGTATATTCATGTCAAAAAATTTTTGACAAAATGTTACCAAATGAGCAAGTAGGAAAAGAATGACATTTCAAAAACACGTAAAGTGATTTGCTATCGTTGTGTGTTAAAGTTATGATTTGCAAAATATGTATCACACAACAGCTTTATTGAAAAAATTGTTAAAATTTACATACCTAGTTATTTTATACACTTACACTGACATGAAAGAGGATATGTTGTGTAATCTATATTGATTTTACAGATCACGGTGTTTGATATGTACGCCCAAATGGGCATGTGTTACTGCGCAACATTTAATTCCCAACTGTAGCCGTGCTTTTTGTCGCCGTGACCGATCAAGTAGCCCGTGACTTCAGCAGTTTGACCAACACTATAATTCTTGAGATCATTGTTTGGATCATTGACGACAACAACGTAGGCTTTTTGCTTTGTGTTCCGAACGTTGGCTGGCATTTCCTCAACTGGGACATATAGGTAGAGGTCCGTTTCTTCAGCTACTGGTTCAATCACTTGACCCTTGATGGTTGTCTTTGTTGTCGCAACATCGGCTTTTTGATAATAGGCTAAGTGCTTTTGTTTATCTTGCGCATAGAACGTTTTCAAAAAGGTCACCATATCACCAGACTTTAGTGCCGCTTTTAATTTTGCAACGACAGCGTCGTCAACTGGCTGCTTTGCGGTGCTTGATTTGGCTGTTTGATGCACGTTTTGCGCATTATTAGCCGTTTCTGGTGTTTTAACGGTCGCGACATAGACAATAATTGCGACAGCTGCTAGTAACAGCCAAAGCCACGTTTTCCGATTAATATGCTGGTTTTTCGCAAATCCCCAAATCAGAAAAACGATAAAGGCAACAACGGAAATAATAAAAACTAATCCTGAAAGTGTTGAAATCATATGCTCCCCCAAGCTTTTTATTGTGATTGCTGATCATATCACTTTTTTTATTTGCCACATATTAATTTTATAATCATTGAAAAAAACGGTCAATATTTTAACTGAAAATCGTTGTTCTAATGCGTGAATGTATTGTCAGACGGCGCATTTGATGATATTATCGTTTTTGTAAATAAAACGATGGGGAGAAGTTTTATGAAGAAGATTATCGTAATCGCCATAACAGCGATTGTAGCACTCGCAATCGGCGTGTTTATCGGGGCAAAAATGATGACACATCGATTAGATAATGATTCTGACAAGCATGTCATCAGACACGCTAGTCGATCAGATAAGACAGTTGTGAAAAACATTAACCAAACGCAAAGCAATGACAACTGGAATGTCACACTTAACCGTGTTAAGACTGAAAAGGTGAAGCGGTCAGCACATGATCGTGATATGTTTGATGTCAGCTCTGAAATCAAAAGCCTGTTGCCAGAGAAGTTCTATAAGACAACAGTTGAAGCAACACTTGAAAATAAAACGGATCAAGATATCCGCGGAAGTCAATTAAATGGGAAGTATACCTTTATTGACGGTAACGGGAATGCGCGATCAGCAGCAGGGGAAACGTTAGATTCTTATACGAATGTCCGACCAGCAGCGATTGAACTATTCCCAGCAAAGTCAAAAACAAAGGTGAAATTTGTCGTTTTGAGTGACAAAAATGACTTCAAGTCTGATGGTATTAAAATTGCACTACCAGATGTTGCCAAAGATGGGTCACAAAATGAATCTTATACTGGCGGCACATTCTACTTTAACAAGTAACCACGCAGCAGTGCTATAACAGCAAAAGCGTCAATCTGACTAGTCAGATTGACGCTTTTTTTTGAATTAGGATGATGTTTAAGGTGTGATCAACTAAGTATAATTTGCGTTAACCAGTTAACTATGGTATTCTTATTAAGTTAGCTCAGTGATTTTGCGATCACCATATTTCTTTTATCTAGATTGAAATATATTCCAGGGGCTGATGTACATAGTAATACAAAATAAGTGAACAAACAAAAAAGCGTTGGTCGCGATAAGGCGGCCGACGCTTTTTTTGCTCAGGTTAAACTGACGCTTAACCAAGGCGTGAACTTACTTCTTTTCTGACAAAAGTTTAACGATTTCTTGCAAGTACTTTTCAGTCTTTGTATCTTCAACTTCAAGAACTTCTGCTTCTTTAGCAGACTTCTTGTTCATTGTGTTGAAGACTTTAACCATCATGAAGATTGCGGCTGCAATAATCAAGAAGTTGATGATAGATTGCAAGAACAAACCATAAGCAACAGTTGCTGTGCCAACTTTAATCGCAAGATTTGAGACATCAATCCCACCAATCAAAATACCAACAAGGGGCATGATGATATCGTTAACCAGTGACTTCACGATCAAACCGAAAGCGCCACCAATGACAACGGCAACGGCAAGATCGACAACGTTCCCTTTAAAAGCGAACTCTTTAAATTCTTTCCACATAATATATTATCTCCTTTTTTCTATTATATCACACAACAAACGTCTGTATAAGTCGATAAGGGGCGTGAAAATATGCACAATAAGCCACAACGGCCAACATTAAAATGATGTCCTGTTCGTATCAGGCTGAATAATACTTATCTGTTTCGAGTTAAATGAGAAAATAGTATAATAGAGGCGTTGGAAAAAAACAGTGACAACGCTGCAAAAAAATTTTTAAAACTGAAAGGATGTTGATCGTCATTATGTACGCAAAACGCTTTATTCAACTCTTTGTGATGTTTTTAGTCGCAATATTTATCGCCCTATTCGTTGTTGTTTCCCTTGGGATTCAAGGTTATTTGGCGCAGGCGCTCGTATTAACCGTTGTGGGCTATATTATCTTGGTGATGCCACTCACAGCATTAACAATTATGAAGCAACGCAAGAAGTTCAGCACGAGCACTAATGCAACAGCCGATAATGTGTTTCAAAATGCGCTCAACATGCTGGACAATATTCTTGTTTTATCAACGGTTTCGGCCGATAACGTCATCAGTGCCAGTGTGATCACGTTTAAGCAATCAAGCACAGCTGAGAATGTGTTTTATATTGTAACAGATAAGACAACCGCGCGCGTGAAAAATATCAAAGCGACGCACACGGCTGCCATCACGACGTGGTTTGACAAGCAAACGGGTACTCGCGTGAGTTCAAATGCCGTGGATGCATTGGTAATTGCTGATGAAGATGTTAAACAAGTGGTGGCTGCCCATCCAGAAATTAAGGCGTTATCTGAAGATTTCAACCATAACGCCATTATTCAATTGACGCTCCGCTCAGCATTAGTTGAATCATTCAAGACTAGTCCGACAGTGGTCGACTTTCAAGCCTAACTAAAAACCACGCTGCTGTGGTGTACCCCGAAAGTTAAAGCAACTTTCGGGATTTTTAATTGTATCATGATGGTAAATAGGCGTTGTATTTTGTTTGACAATCATTTTATTCAGTGTCAAGATATAGAGTGAGCAACGGGAGGGAAGACGATGTTAACGAGTTATAAAGAGTTTTGGACGAAAATTTTGACTTGGAATGCGACGGCAACCAGGTCACAATACTGGATCCCAGTGATCATTAACTATTTTTTGGGTGGTCTTTTAGTCAATGTGATTGAAAAATTGCAAGGTCACGAGCTTGGCGATATTTATAATATTGCTGATTTAACGACAAATACGACCGCACAAGTCATCTATTTATTGGTTTGGGTTGCCACATTAACGTTAAAGGTTCGTCGTTTACACGACACTAATCATAGTGCAGGGTGGATCTTGATTCAATTTGTGCCAATTATTGGTACGATTTGGTTCTTTGTACTCATGGTACTACCAACAACACCAGAATCACGCTGGGTCATTAATCAATCACGTGTTTAAATGCAAGCGCCAATCGGCGCTTTTTGTTTTGGGCTGACACGGTAGTGGTGACATGGCGCAAGTGACTTGTATCTCATTGCAAAAAGGGCTAGTATAGATATAGCGCTTATTATGATAAAAATCGCGTAATATTTTAGTAGAGATAAAATAAAAAAAGGCGGATATATGTTACCAATCAAGCAGATTTTACACAAATTATTACATCATCCAAATACCATGCCATGGGTGTTTGTCGGGATCATGGTGGCAGTAATGTCCAGTTATAATACAATCATTCGTTATGGTTTTTCAGAAAAAATGTTATTGCGGGTAGCGATTGTTTATCCATTTGTTGTCATGTTTATCTACTATTTGCGGACTTACGTGTCGTTGCCCATTGCCATGATGTTACATCGATATTTTCCAACAATTCTGACTAAAAATGTCCCTAAACATGTCAGTGTTACGGTACTTGTCATTACTTTTAACGTTTCGGTTATGATGGTGTGGTTTACGGAAATACATCGACAATTATACCCGCATTTTATTTCGGGTTATGTCGGGAATTGGGCCAAAACCTTTTTTTGTTGCGATACCGCTATACTTTTTTATCGTTCGTCCGATTACTTTAAAACTGTTTAACAAGTTGAAACAGGCGCATCCAATATCACACATTGTGCCGTTGGAAAATCATTAAAAGGCGGCATACGATAAACTGATATCAATTTGATATAAAATTTTGATAAAGGTTTGACAATTTCAGTGGAAATATGATAAATTATTCTTGTAACGTATTGGTTACGTTAGCCCAGTACATGACGTCCACGTCTGTTGAAACACATAACACACACTTTAACATAAAATTAGCAATATTTTCCCGAGAACAAACGCTATACTTTTAGTCTACTCAATTCGGATAGTGTGCTGGGTTTTATTTTCCATATTAAAAAGCGCCATGATTAGTACGATACTGGTCGGGCGCTTTTTTTATAGTCGATTATGAGAGTGTTTAAGCATAAAAATTAGAAAATCACATCATGCTGTCATATTTCGCGTGTTGACGTTATGCCTGTGGTATACTTTAGCGAAGGGGGGAATGGCAATGGCAAAAACTAAAAAAGATCTCTTAACAGTATTGGCACAACTATCGCTTAATCCAGCGGAGCAAGTGGTTGTGGATCGTGCGATTGAGCGACTCAAAACAACGCATGACAATGTAGCTGTTGTGTTGGGTTCATTAGAAAGCGGGTTTAGACGACTGGCATTAGAACAAAAACTGTCGGAACAAGGGTTGGCGTTTTTTACTGAACTCCAAAAGCCTGATTTTGCCCGAGACAACGGAATTATGTGGTCGATGTGGCTGAGCAACATACACTGAGAACGGATGCACCAGTTTCGAGATAATAGCGCGAATTCCAGCGCTTTTTATTTTGCAGCAAAAAAGCATCATCTGAAGTAATGATGCTTACAGGCTAAAAGGCTGAACGACCGGTTTCGACACCGATTTTAAAGCCATGGATAAAGTCGGGAATTTCATTGAATAAAAATGATACCACGATGGCTACAAATAGTATCGTTAGCCAGGTTTGTTGCTTACGCGTTAGCGTATGAAAAATTGGGCGCAGGGTGATAAATGACCCGATGGCACTGACGATGATGATAAGACTAATAAAACTAAGTGTAAATTCTAACATAATTCCCCCTAAATACTTATTTAAAAGTATAGTATAAAAAGCGCCGCAGTCAAACGCTTAACATTTTACCGAAGGAACAGCAGTTGAGGTTTTAATGGCACAGGCATTATTTATAGAACTTTAACCATAAAAAATACAGCAGTCCAAGAATAACAACGACGGCCGCAACACCATAAATCAACATAAATAGCCATTGGACTTGGTGGATACCGTATTTAAAAAAGTAGTTCATAATCATCCTTTCAATGATGACACATGCGTTAACATGCAGTGATCGACATAACGCGATTATTTAACCGATATATTGTCATTTAAGCATAACATTTATACGACGTAATTGCAGGGAAAAGCTTTACCCAGCTTGATATAAGGGGATATTTTTATAATTTTGATAAAGGTTTGACAATTTGTGGGATGATATGATAAATTATTCTAGTAACGTATCAGTTACGCTATCCCAACACATACATAATATTTATTTATTACTGATCATTGTTGAAAACAACCAGCGTACTTCTTTGCAATATTTAAGCGTAGACTAACATAATGTTTTTTGTAAAATGCATACTCCAAATTAATGTAAGTGTTGGGATATGGAGAGAAGGTAAGTCATGATTTACAGCGCCTGTAAATCATGGCTTTTTTGTATTATTTAAGTCAATCCAAAAAGACTAGCGTCAAGCTAGTCTTTTTTCTAATGCACTGCTGGTGCCAGACAATATCTGGGCAATCTCACTGGCAAAGGCCTGTCGACTGATGGGTCGTAATTTTTTAACATACGGGATACCGTTTAAATGTGACAAAATGCGTCCTAGGAAATACGAGCTCAAACGTGCTTTGTCAAAAATAATCCCTGGATAAACCATATACGCGCGTGCGGATAAAAGGGCGTGCATCTGCGCCTCGACGGCTCTTTTGGCTTTGAGATAGGGCGCCATGAAAAATGGCCCACCATTTGCCGAGATAAAAAGCAATTTCGCGTGTGGCGCGGAAACCAAGGCATCGATGAGATATTTGGCAGGTGCATAACTGCTGTTGTGATAATTTTGTTTTTTAATTGGGTTGGGGAACAAGATACCGACCGCGTCAATCACCCAATCAGCATCTTGGATGATTGCTAACACACTTGGTGTATCAGACAAATCAACGACGTGGTAAGTTGTTTTGTCATTAGTGTGGGGGTGGTACACGTGACGGGACAAACTATGAACGTCATATTGTGTTGGATCAAGTTGCTGGATGATGCCTTGACCGACAAATCCTGTGCCGCCAGCAATGACAACTTTTGTTTTCATCATTGTAATTTCCATATCTGATAGTTGTTGCCCATTAGTGGTGTGGGCAGGTTAAGTCATTATACCTGATAACGCAGTGGAAAAGTGCGTGAGTTGGCGATTCGGATAGGTCAATTAGACATCAAATCATATTGCAATTGAGATGAATAAAACTGATTCGTATAATTGTTCGGGAATTAAAAAACACCTTGGTAATATTCTCCTGAAAAATAGACATTTATGTGCCCATTTGACTAAAAAAGGCGTATGATGAAAGGTAATGTTAGTCTATATATCACAGAATTACGGAGGATTGCAAGAAGTATGAGTTTAGTTGATGAATTGGTTGCGGTTGTTGGCAAGAAGAATGTCATCACGAATGCCGGGAAGACGTTACGTTTTCGTAAAGGTTATCGTTCAGGACATGGTGATGCCGTAGCAGTGGTTTTCCCAACCAGTCTCATGGCCATGTGGCGTGTATTGAATGTTTTGCATGAGCATAACATCGTGATTATTATGCAAGCAGCCAATACAAGTTTGACAGAAGGGTCGGTCCCTGCACCTGGTTATGATCGCCCAGCTGTGGTTGTCAACGGCATGAAAATTAAGGATTTGGAATTGATTAATCATGGAGAACAAGTTTTGGCCTTCCCGGGCACAACGCTTTTCCAGTTGGAGAATGCTCTGCGGCCATTAAATCGTGAACCGCATTCGGTTATCGGCTCATCAAATCTCGGTGCCTCAGTCATTGGCGGCATTAACAACAATTCTGGGGGTGCCTTGATTCGTCGTGGTCCAGCCTACACTGAATTGTCACTTTATGTCTGGATTGATGAAAACGATGAGATGCATCTAGTGAACCATCTTGGCATTGATTTGGGTGATACACCTGAAGAAATTATTACCAATTTGGAAAATCGTAACTTTGATTTAAACCAAGTGCCAGCAACTGAGCATCACGGCTCCATGCACAATCATGAACAGGTCGTTCGTGATGTCGATTCTGATCAACCGATTCGTTACAATGCTAATCCAAAAGAATTATTTGAAGTTTCCGGTTCTGCCGGACACGTGGCCGCATTAGCGGTCCGGCTAGATACCTTTCCCAAAGATGAGACCACACAGGTCTTTTACATTGGGACTAATAACCCAGATGAATTAGAAGATATTCGGCGTCATATCATGACGCATTTCAAATCTTTGCCAGTGTCTGGTGAGTATATGCATAAAACAGCCTACGAACTCGCTAAGCAATACGGGAAAGACTCGCTAATTGTGATTGAAAAAATCGGGACTGGCCACTTACCACAAATGTTTGCCTTGAAAGCGTGGGGTGAACGTTTCTTAAAGCATGTGCCATTCTTTAAGCCATATTTCCCAGATCGGTTATTGCAAGGCGCCAGTCATCTTTTCCCTAATCAATTACCAGAACGCTTAGAAGCGTACCATGACAAGTATGACCACTATTTGCAACTTAAAATGGCTGGGGATGGGATTGCTGAAGCACGTGAGTATTTGGCGTCATTCTTCCCAACTCAGGATGGGGATTATTTTGAAGCGGATGCGAATGAAACCAGTAAGGCAGAGACACACCGCTATGTGACGGCTGGTGTGGCGATTCGTTATCAAGAACTCAAACAAGATACCATCGACATTTTGCCATTAGATATTGCCTTTGCCAGCAATGAATATCATTGGTTTGAGCAGTTACCAGCTGAAATCGAAGAGAAAATTGCTTATAAAATCTACTATGGTCACTTACTCGATCATGTGATGCATCAGGATTATATCTTGAAGCCTGGGGTCGATGCTCATGCACTCAAACAGGAAATGTTAAAAATTTTGGATGCCCGTCATGCGGTGTATCCGGCCGAACATAATGTCGGCCACTTGTATCTCGCAGCACCCGCATTGGTGGATCACTATCGTAAAAACGATCCAACTAACAGCTTTAATCCTGGTATTGGGCAACAATCAATGTCTAAGTATTGGGGCGAGTATTAATAACGCTAAAAGGCGCAATTGGATAGTCTGGTTGTGCTTTTTTAGTGTCTATTTTTAGGCAAATTAAGTGCATCAGCAACTTTTAGCTTTGTCAATATTGGTATACTTAGCACTTAAAATCACAAGGAAAAATAGCATATAAAAACATTTTTATTGTGATATTTCATCTGCGTTTGATTTATAAAAATTGGAAATTTATTCGTACAAATATTGGTATACCAACATTTGTTAACACTTACATTAAGTGAGTGAAAGTCATTTTATACATTTTGAAAATGAATAAGATTCAATTGACTATATGGAGAAAGGACGCTACATTATTAAAGCTGTGTGAATGTAATAACATAAAATAGAAAAGAAGGCTATATGAAAATCAACAAATTAGTGGTTGTCCTGGCAGTCACAGCAATGACCCTTATGGGTGAGATTATGCGGGGTGGACAGGAAGCGCCTCGATGAATCAGATCAAAGGCATTATTGATCAGTTGGATAGTAAGTTAACCGTGCAATCTCAAGCGATCTCAAATTTGACACACCAAAATAATGAATTCCAGAATCAGTTAACGTCTGCTCAGAACGATGTATCAAATTACAAAACGCAAGTAGCGCAATTGCAAGGTGACTTGCAACGAGCAAATGATGATAAACAAAAAGAAATTCAACAAAAGATTGACGAAATTAATCAAAAAATTGCGGAAGGCAACCAGAGAGTTGCGGATAAACAAAAAGAATTAGATGGTATTCAATCTCAGCTGAATGATGCCAATCAGAAGGCGAACCAAACTCAGGCACAATTACAAACTGCACAAAACGATTTGCGTGATGCAAATACCAAGGGAAATCAGTTACAAGGTCAACTTGATAACGCAACCCAAGATGTGCAGCAACTTGATCAGTATGCGCAAAGCGTTTTGAACAAGCACCAGAACTAATAACGGGATTGCACGCACAGCATCGAGAGATCACGATGGTTTCTCGATACATATGGGGTTAACAACGGGGATAAAAGACACAAATAAGGACGTCTTTTTTTATTTCGATAAAGGTTTGACAATTTAATAACGCTTATGATAAATTATTCTAGTAACGTATCAGTTACGTCATCCCAGCACGTTATAATATTTGCATTGTTCACAACAACCAGCGTACTTCTTTGCATATTTAAACGTAGACTGACATAATATATTTTTTATAAAAAATACTCCTGATTATTATAGGTGCTGGGATGCTGGGAGACGCAAGCCATGATTGACCTTAAACGGTAATCATGGCTTTTTTGTTGGCATTTTGTCGGGAAAATTATTGCAACTTCACAATAACGCAAAACCTTGAGACAACAACGGTTACACAACAAAAAAGTACTACCAACAATCAGAATAAATTGACAAAAATATATTAATTTGTTTATTTGCTTGCTATTTCATTGTGATCCGTGTTATAGTAAATGAGTAATAAAGTTTTTGATTTTGATTTCTCTTTTCTTGAAGGACACTCAGTACCAATTATTTAAATTACAAAAAAGATTGGTGAGTACACCAAAGGAGAAACATATAATGGAAACAGGCACAGTAAAGTGGTTTAATGGCGATAAGGGTTTTGGATTTATCACACGTGAAAATGGTGATGATGTCTTCGCCCACTTCTCAGCTATTCAAAGCGATGGCTTCAAGACACTTGATGAAGGTCAATCAGTGACTTTTGATGTTGAAAATGGCGATCGCGGTTTGCAAGCCACTAATATCGTTAAAGGTTAATCAATAAAAGCTCACTACGGTGAGTTTTTTTGTTTACACAATTGGTAATAAGAATAAAAAAAGAAACCAAGCTAACAGATATGTTAGTTTGGTTTTTAAAATACATATAATTATAATAGTGGAAAAACCAGCGTATAGTATGCTGGTTTTTTACGTTCGAATTTGTAGTAAATTGTAGCAAAAACTGACGTCAACTCACAACAACTCAAAACTCTGACATAACAAGGGTTTGCACAATTAAAAACCGCTCTACCAACAATCGTGGTAAAGCGGTGAACATGCGTTGAGGGGGAGTATTAGACGTTGGTGTATCAACAGTTTGAAGATGCTTGTAGCAAATGTGTAGCAAATCAATTTAGCGTGTTGTACAACAGCTTATCTGTTTTATCTCCTTCTTCGTTACGTTTGCGATCAAGAAGATGCGCATAGGTGTTTAGTGTAATATTAACGTCAGCGTGTCCTAACCGCTCACTAACGTATTGAATAGATATATCCTGGGATAATAGAAAGCTGGCATGTGTATGACGTAAACCGTGAAATGTGATAATTTTACTTCCGCGTTTTTCCAAATATCGTCGCAATTGTTTGTTAGCGGCGTTGTCACTAGGTGGTGTCCCGTTTTCTCCCTCGAATGCAAATTTTTCTCCAAATTCCCAGTTTTTAGCTATCTCCATGAAGTTTTTAGGCATTGTAATAATTCTGTTTGATGTCTTAGTTTTCGGCTCTTTAAATTCTTGATCATTTATTTGCCAAGATTTGTTGACGTTGATTGTATTGTTCTCGAAATCGAAATCATCTTTCGTCAGTCCGGCCACTTCTGAAAACCGCATACCTGAAAATATGGAAGTGAATATCATTCTACTTGTCACAGCTTCATTATCTTTTATATCTGCAATCAGTTGATTCATTTCATCGATTTCTAGGAATTTGAGTTGTTTATCTTTGCTTTTGACAATAGAGTGGGTGCTAACGTTTCTGGTGAAGTCTTTTTTTAACAAGTCTTCGTCAAGGGCATATCTTACAAAGGCGCTAGTAATGTTCTTTATATGAGCCACCGAAGACTTGACGTGATTTTCACCATACTCATTAATTAACTTTTGGAAATCTCGTGAGGTGATGTCAGTAATTTTCTTATCTTGCCATTTTTCAGTTAAAAGCGACAGGGTACGTTTATACCATTGCTTTGTTGCGGTTTCTAATCGTGGCTCTTTAAACACAAGATACCATTCTTCAAACGCTTTAACGAAAATAGGGCTAGTGAGTATCAGTTCGTTATTATTTTTCTGACTTTCCGCATCGGTAGCCCATTTGTTGGCAGCGGTCTTTGTTTTAAACCCTGACTTGGTTTTCTTCTTGTATATGCCATTTACTGGAATAGACACACTAACAGTCCAGCCGTTACCACGTTTGTAAATTGACGCCATATTAAAAGCCTCCTTTAAAAGAGGGCTTACATCTGTTATAATTTAATAGAACGCCCCGTGCGTTTATGTTATATAGCACACCCTGTTCTTAGTCCGATGGGGTGTGCTTTTTTTTATTTTGTGATCGTAGTCTACAGTTGTAGATTAGTGGTATAATAGTAGCAGAGGTTAGCATTAGTCAGACAACATTGTCGCAAAATGTGTATTAGCCTCAGCTAGTAATTCATGATTATCACTGTCAAAAATTTTTAAATTCAAATCAAATATATTTAACCCAGCTGGAATACTGAGAGGAATTGTAGTAAGAGTTATTGATCCGTTAAGTATATGATCTTGTTTTTCCGAAAGCTCGGAACTAAAAATAAATTCTGTTCGTTTTTGATCAGTATAAATAATTTGATTGAATTGATTTTTCAAAACATACTCGAGTCTATATTCTTTCCCATTTTGTACACCGATTAATCCTGTTTCAAATGAAAAGGCATAAGATGTAGGTAGGGCATCAAATTCATAGACTCCTGTTATTTTATTATTGAGCATTGGTGCAAATGCAACTATTTTTAAATCAGTCATTTTTTCTCCGGAGGTTTTGTTATGTTGATTGAACTTCATTCAGTTTTATATTATATTTTTATTGGGTCTTTATGGTCAGCAGTTTGGTACTACTCGAATAGGTCTGCAGCACTGGCAAAAGAACTTAGCTTATTGAAAAAACAGATTAGTGAAAATAATAGAAAATAGGAAAGTGAAATATTATTTATTAGTTAAATTGTCAATCTGATTAAGAATTCCGGCATTATCAATCTCAGCATTTGATTTTACGGAAACACTCATGCTATTCGTTACTATATTTAGTTCATTTTGTTGTTGAGGCGAATTTGTTTCAGTTGTGGTCTTAGGTTTCGATTCATATGCTTTCAGGTCATTTTCCAATTGAAACACTTTTATTGTTAATATAACAATAGTTAAAAATAAAACAATGTTGAGAATATACGTCAATAAAGGTAAGTAATTTTTGAGCCCATTTGTTGTAAATAACGCACCCAAATATATTGTAAAAACTGTACCGATAATATATTTTAAGCAGTTAGATATTCGGTTTAGCATAGTAAGGCCGTTTAAGTTGATTTTGAAGTGTTCGATGAATTATAAAACAACAAATTCAATCCCTTTCCTAAAGCGCATCACGCGCTTTTTTATTTGTCTTATTTTAAAGACTTCATTGTCTATTATGTACGCCCATAAGGGCATGAATTAATTCAAGTCGAATGTTATTTTTTCGTTATTTGAGAACAACGAACCGGTATAAATCAATTTTAGTTTGTCATTCTTAGTAGCTTGTCCAATCATACTTCCGGTAACTGATGCGCCTTTAGAAAGATCTCCATACTTTAAGTCATCGTTCGTAATCTTGTTACCGTTGTCGTCCATGACAAGCTCTGTAAGATCAGTTTGGTTTCCGTTGTCATCTAACTTAAAATCCAAAGGGTTGTAACTAACTTTGTTTTTATCGACATTAGTAATTGTTACGTTAACGATTACGTATGCTTTTCCAGAGTCAGGTGTCGACAAACTGCTGCCGTCATTAAAGTCAACTTTGTTTAGTTTTAATGTAACTCCGTCAGCCTTAACTGTATCACCAACCTTAAATGTTTCGTTACTTATCTTAGCTGAAGTTTTTTCGGTATTTTCCGAAGAAACTTTCTTTGCTCTGTCTCCGCCGGCAGAACCAAAAATAACAGCAATTACGATGACGGCTAAGATCCAAAACCAAACACGCTTATAAAACGGTTTCTTTTGAACGAAAGTTTTGCCGTTTTCATCAACAATCTTCTTTGCCATAAAATTTTCTCCTTAGCCTTTTAATGTGGCTGCTTGGCACATAATTTCAATCTACTACTTTAAGTTCATTATAAATACGTATGGCATCATTCTCTAACCAAGACGGCACTTTGTAATAGCTCATGAACGTAAAGGGGTTACTAGGTATTTCGATCGACATCAACATTCTAATAGCATTTCTGTGGGCTAGTAATTCTTCTCCACGCTTGCCATATTCACTAAATTGATAAACCGCCTGTGCATCATGATCGCCATATAATATGTGGCTAAGTTCGTGAGCGAGTCTGTAGGTATAATCGACATTAATATCGAAGTTTTCATTCATGATAACGGCGCGTGTATTAATCAGAGCTGTGTCAGGGACGTTTTCAGACAAATCTTCGGCGTTGACTAATGTTATATCATTATTGCAAGCCAGCGACTCCAGGGAGCTTGTTATCTGCATATAAAGGTAATCTTTTATCATTTATTACCTCGCTGGCGTTGTTCGATGATAAATCGTGCGTATTCGCGAAGCTTCTCTTTATCTTCTTCAGCAATTTCCATACCATCAAAAGCAAGAATGGTTTCGTCATCTAAAATGTCGGCAACCTTTTTATCAGATGACGTTGCGTTCATCTGATCTGTACGTCCTAATAGGTAGTCGGTTGATACGTGGAGTACGTCTGCGACGGAAGATAAGGCTTCACCACTTGGTTTACTTTTTTTCCATGCGTATATGGCTCGTTCTTTTAATCCAGCTTCTTTTTCTAATTGAGCGATATTCAATCCTCTTTTTTTTGATGTTTCTTTAATTCTTTCAAAGATAGTCATAGTGAGCCTTTCAAATTAACGATACGTAAATTCTATTATTTTAGAATTATATATTGACAGTTCTAAAATAATAGAGTAAAGTATTGTTTGTAGCAAAGATGTTTGATGTAAAAGTTGCTAAAAACACCCAGCGGTTAGATATGTGAGAGTTGATAAACCGCGTGATAACAGGGCTGTTATTAGTGTTTTTAATAATGCAATTATATTCTAAAATATTCGAACTGTCAAATAAATTTGCTATTTAATTTGCTAAATATGAAAGGAGAATAAGCAATGACACAAGGACAGGAAATGCTGAAGCAAGAAAAAAAGAAAATCATCAATCGCATGAATGATTTAGATTTGAGTAACAAATTCTTTGCAGAGCGTTACGAAATCAAGCAGAGCGACATTAGTAAGGCAATCGCGGGAGACCCATCACCGAGACTTGTTGAGATTCGTCAACGGATTATTAAACATATCGGATTAGATTTATAAGGAGAAAAGATATGAACGAAGTAGAAGTATTTAATTTTGAAGCGAACGAGGTTCGCACAGTAATTATTGAGAACGAAGCATGGTTCGTAGGTAAAGACGTGGCACAAGCGTTAGGTTATCAAGATACACCGAAAGCAATTAAGCAACACGTTGACCCAGATGACCGTTTAACTCTAACTGGGCAAAACGCCCACTTAGAAAATCTACCTAATCGAGGAGTTGTTGGTGTTAATGAATCGGGTGTCTACTCGCTAATCTTTGGCAGCAAGCTAGATAGCGCCAAGCGTTTCAAAAAGTGGGTCACATCTGAAGTCTTGCCAACAATTCGTAAACACGGCACGTACATGACGGACAAGACGATTGAAGAAGTCTTAACGAATCCAGACACAATCATTCGATTGGCAACAGATTTAAAGAATGAGCGTCAAGAAAAACTAATGCTTGCGCAACAGGTTACGGAGTTAAAGCCAAAAGCTGACTACACGGACTTAATTCTGTCTAACAAAACATTAGTCACGATCACTTTTATCGCAAAAGACTACGGTATGAGCGGACTAGCGATGAACAAGTTGTTGCACGATTTAAGCGTTCAATACAATCAATCTGGCGTGTGGTTGTTATATGCAAAGCACCAGACAAAAGGGTGGACACAATCAGAAACAACTGAAGTTGTACGAAAAGATGGCTCAAAGAAATTAGTGATGAACACCAAGTGGACGCAAAAAGGTCGACTGGGGTTGTATGAACTATTAAAAGACAACGGATACTTGCCTTTGATTGAGCAAGACCGACCGGCTTAGGAGGAAACGTATGGCGACATTCGACAACCGTGGTTATAATATCGGCGAGATAGTCGATAAAGACCATCTCAATATTGCTCGAACAACATTTAACAAACATATTCGTCACGACAAATCATTTCCAAAACCGTACATCAACACAGGCAATGTTGTGATGTACTGGGGAACACGGATTCAGTATTGGCTTGATAAAAAGTCAGGGAGATAACACATGGGACTTTGGGCAACGCAATTTTTTGGACTGGTATTCTTTACTATCGCAGTAGCATTTCTTAGCTTCGGTGTTGGCTATCAAATGCGGAAAGACGAGGAACGTCATGAGCGTAAGCGACGCAGTGGAATTTTATAAACCTGATGCAGCATACCAGAATGTAACTTGGCATCTGGATTTGGTAAGTGAATTAGATTTCACGAAAGAAACGTGTGAGTTCGATACACATGAAGATGCACAGTCCGCATGGCGGGATAACATCGACTTGATTGAATTGAAGATTAAACAACTGCAAACCATGTTGGATGAAGTAAGTTCACAACCAATCAGAACGGTGGTGGACTGATGAAGAGATTAAGAGAGCTACGGCTTGAAAACGCTGAGACACAGCTTGATCTATCTGTTGAGTTAGACTTCGACGCACAAGAAATATCAAGGTATGAACGTGGCGTTGTCTCGCTAAGTCTGAAGCGATTAATTACGATAGCTGATTATTACGATGTATCAATTGACTATCTTGTAGGGAGATCAGATGAACGTTAATTACGACCTAATGTTAGCAAACGCCAAAGGCGACCTTGCTAAAGCAGAAATTGAACTGAAATCGTTCAAGACAAATACAAGTTTTTCGATCGACGGAAAGTTACGAAAAGACACAATTCGTGAAATGACAAACTGGACACGAACGCTCAAGCGACGTGTTGAAAGTTTGGAAAAGGAGATGAGAGCGTAAGTGGCACAAAGGAGAATGTTCAGTAAAAAAGTTACTGACACAGATACGTTTCTAGATATGCCGTTATCTTCTCAAGCATTGTATTTTCACCTTAATATGCATGCTGATGATGACGGATTCATAGATAACACAAAAACAATTCAAAGAATGATTGGATCAAGTGAAGATGATCTGAAATTACTAACAGCTAAGCAATTTATTTTCCCATTCGAGACAGGTGTTGTCGTCATAAAAGATTGGCTAGTTCATAACTATATTCGGAAAGATACATATAACAAAACGATGTATCCAAACGAGTTAGAACAGCTTCAGGTCAACGATTCTGGGCAATACGAAAATCAAAAATTTGTAACGTCGACGGAACGTCCACGGCTCGTAGACGACACGTTGACACAGGTAAGGTTAGGTAAGGATAGGTTAGGTAAGGATAGTAAAGATATATTGTCCAGTTCTGATGAACCCGACAGCAAGAGTATTCAGAAATCAGAACGTGATCAAATGTTTGAAACCATTTGGAAACTATATCCAAAGAAATCTGGTAAAGCGAATGCCAAGAAAGATTTTGATAAAGCAATTAAAGCAGGTATTGATCCTGAATTGATTAAATCAAAACTTGAAGAGTATTTGAAACAGATCAAAGCTAAACAAACACCACAGCAATTCGTTAAGCAAGGGTCGACTTGGTTTCATCAAGCTGGTTGGGAAGATGAATATGACTTCACACCAGAAGTACGTCAGACAAATGGCTATGGCAGACAGAAGCGTGAAGCCGTAGTGCCTAAATTTCTAAAAGGATAAGCTATGGACAAATGGATAGGAGAGTATGTTAAGTCAGCTATCAGTTTAAAGGCACTGGGAGTTCGCACAACGGACGAGGGACGTAGTTATGTACAAATAGATGTCCAAGAGTTAGGCGCACGTCTAAAGGCAAATGGTGGTCTTATAGAGATGATGAAGTATGTAGAGCGAACATCAGATTTTACAATCAAATCAGTATGGGAAGCATCACCAATAGCAATACAAACACTGATTGATATGAGAGCAGAAAAAAACGCCTAACGGGCGCAACCGTCAGACGTGGGTATAAATACTTATCAGGGTAATTTATACCGTAATTCTAACAAGGAAAACGGAGAATAGCAAATGACAAACGAGGTAGTGGTTAGCAACCTACAAGTAACAAAGTTAACACCAGCGGTTATTGAAGCACCAAATCTTGATGATTTAGTTGCAAACACGGACAAGATGTTAGACAAGTATCGTGAATTTCCAGTGTCAGAAGAAAGTTACGACACAGCAAAACAACAACGATCAGTGTTGAATGCAACCGTCAAGGATATTGCTGATCAACGCAAAAAGATCGAAAAGGAATTATTGGGTAACTGGGCTGATATTAAGCCAAAGATGATGTTAATTGAAAAGGCTGGTAAAGCAGCATCTGACTTGATGAAGGATCAGATGCTACCAGTCGAAAATGAACGCAAAGAACGTCGCAAGGCAGTTGTGATGAATGATGTCACGGTATTGGCTAACGATCAAGGTGTTGATTGGGCCCGCATTCAATTCAATGAGAAGTGGCTCAATAAGACATATAGCCGAAACGATATGATCAAAGAAATTGATGCTCAAATTGTTCAGCTGAAAAAAGATGATGAATTGTTAGCACTGCAGACTAATCAGATTGAAATTGAAGCAAGTGGATTAGGAATTGATCCAACACCATATCTCTCAATGTTGGGGCTAAGAGACTTCGCAGACATCAAAGCGCAGATGCATCGTGATGACGAAATCAAGAAGGCACGTGAAGAAGCACGCCTTGCTGCTGAACAAGCCCGAAACGAAGCATTAGCAAAGGCAGAACAGACACGCAAAGAAAACGCACAACAAGTCGGCGACAAGCTAGTTGATGAAAACGGTGAAGTCATTCAGTCACCACAACCAATTGTTGAAAAGAAATACGACCGCACACTCTATATTATCGGTGCAACCAGTAAGCAACTTAACGGATTGGCAGACTACATGAAGGCGAACGGCATTGCGTTCAGGGGTGAAAAATGAATGAGTTTAGTAATTTATACGAAGCATTAGCCGAAACACAGAATAATATCGAGCAACCAAAAAAAGATGCTAGTAATCCAATGTTTAAATCTAGTTACGTGACATTAGATGCAGTTATCAATGCAATTGTCAAAGCGCGTAAGGCGTCTGGTGCAAAGTTCTTTTTCACAAACGTTGTGGAAGACGACCACATGATCACTCGGATTATTGGTTATGATACAACGTTGGACTTAAAAGGTTCAAAAGTTGCTGACGACCTTGGCAATCGTGGGACAAACTCAGCGCAGGCAGAAGGATCAGCCTTGACGTATGCAAGGCGTTATAGCTTGTCTATGGCATTTGGGATAGCAAGTGATGTTGATGATGATGGTAACGGTGCAAGTGGCTCAAATCGCAAGCCAGCCACACCTAAGACAATCTCACAGGAAAAAGTAACACTACTTGAAAAACTAATCGCAGATACATCGCAACTTAGCGGACAAGACATGATGACATTTACGCTAAAGGCAGCAAACGTTTCGGCACTGAAGTTTGTGACAGAAGAAAACTACAAACCATTACTAGCAAAAGTCACTGAGTGGCATAAGAAAGCAGAGGAAAAAGCAAATGAACCAAGTTAATTTAACAGGACGACTAGCAAAAGATGTTGAAGTGCGTTACACACAATCGGGTAAAGCAGTGGCCAGCGGATCTATTGCGGTTAATCGGCGGTTTAAGTCGGAAGGTCAACCAGATGCAGACTTCATCAACTTCGTTATGTGGGGGAAACCTGCAGAAAACTTTGCGAATTTTACACATAAGGGATCGCTTGTCGGTATGGGCGGCGAATGGCAGACACGAAATTATGAAAACAACAGCGGACAACGTGTCTACGTTAATGAATTAAACGCCACAAGTTTTGACCTATTGGAACCGAAAGGTGGGGCAACTAAACAACCGACCCAAATGAATAATGCTGATCCATTTGCAAATAGCGACAACGGCAAAATGGAATTTGATGACTCACAACTACCGTTCTAAGAAGGTAGTGCCATGAAAGAATTTCAGGCATATCCGATCAAGAAAGATGGACGAGACATCACATTCAGGTTTCGTGATGAAGAAGACGCGAATAAATTTCAATCGACATTTAATCTGTTTAATCAGACGTTGATTGAAATACAGGTGAGAGATGACCGTGAAATCAGCGCTAAGCAACGACGGTTCATTTACGCAATGTTCAATGACATTTCAAAGTGGTCAGGCGATGCACCGGAATTTGTCAAACAATGGTTCAAACTCTCGTATGAATATTGGCAAGAATTAGATGAGTTTTCGTTACGTGATGTCGAGAAATCAGTAGCAGCCGGCTTGATCACGTTCATGTTGGACTTTGTAGCTGATCATAACGTGCCACTCAGTTTCATGCCGTTAGATGCACTAGAACCAGAAGAAATAGCGCACTGGGAGTATCGGGCATTGATGGAAGGCTTTGATGTCATTGACGGTTCACGACCAGTTGAGATGGCTCACGGTGAGCATGCAGTCGGTATGGGTCGTGACCGCAACAAAATTAGCAATGTCGATAACACGGTATTCAGTCTAAGCCATATACACCATACGGAATTGCACAAGATCGGGTTAACGGCATTCAAGAGTAAGTACCACGTGAATGGTGTTCACGTCACGGACGAGATTATCCAGCAACTAGAAAGCAGAGGACGACGATTTGGGTCAACAAATAATCGGATATAAAAAAGTCACGCTTGATCTCACGCATTTTAAGCCACTAACTTTGAATAAATATATTGAAGCAGAACGCAAGAGCAAATACATTGCTGCAAAACTAAAACGTATTGGTACAGCTTATGCACGCGGTGTGTTTCTGCAAGCCATGGTAGATGACGTGTTATTCACATGGCCAGCTAAGCTGAAGTTTGATTGGTACTTAGAAGACCGGCGCATTGATCCCGACAACTGGGCATTTACACAAAAGTTCATCTTTGATGGCATGCAGACGGCTAAGTTACGTGGTAAAGCATTTTTAGAAAATGACAATGTTAAAAACGTTGGTGGGTTTGATCATGATTTCTATCTTGATAAGTTGAATCCACGACTTGAAATTTATGAAATGGAGGCAACGCATGAAACGTGATTTCAGGACTTCATCCAAGAAAGAATTGCTGTATTATTATGCAAATTCTGTATATAACACGCACTATGGGCGAGTTATCGCCCAGGCCATGATAGACAATGACTACACTTATAGTGAAGTGGCACGACGAGCTGGATTAAGTGATCCAACAAATGTCAGGGTAATCGTGAGCGGACAACGACGCGATCCGTACTTTAGTTCAATTGCCAAGATCGCAACAGCACTTGATCTGACTTTAGATAGATTTATGGAGGGGGATAGATGATGAAGACAACAGCCGATGTGACAAATAGCGATTTGATTGCAGTGCTTCTCATTCTATTAACTTTGATTATGATTGTCTATTACGCTAAGGCGATCATTTACTACCGCAAAGTTAGTAATAAAAAGTTTGAAACAAATCAATTTATCGCAATTCATACCGGTTTGCATGAATTGCTTGAGTTTATGGAAAATCACGACAGTGAAAACAGTTCAGTGACGATGGTCACGGAAAGCAATACCAAGTTAAAAATCACTGTTGAAATTCTAGAGGTGGAAGAATGAACGTAGTAGACAAACAAGTTTTCATAGTAGGCTACCGCTATTCAGACAACGAACCGTGGAGAACGTCAGGCAAAAGCTACTGGAATTTAGAAGATGCCAAAGCGAACGCAAACATGCAACAATTTCATATGCCTGACCTGAAGATAAAGATATTTAAGATGGGCAGAGCAGTGCCGGTGGAGGAATAGATGGCGGATAGAATTGACAATTATTTTAGTGACTACTATTCTGGCGTGATTGATATGCAGATTGCGACACGAAAAAGTGAGCTAAAGTTGCCGACCGTGGTTGATGAAAATCAGGGAGGTGGTCGTGCGCAGAATAAGCAAAGTAGGGTGCTTGATGACCAGTTAATTGTCGAAGAGAGCGACTTCATTTTACAGTCGTTCATACGTGACAAGTGGGTCATGGATCAGTTTTTGAAAGTGCTGACGGATTACGAGCGTGCCTTGCTGATGCTCAAATTTGACCGGCGCAAGAAACGTAGTTGGGTTCAGGTTGCCATGATGCTTTCGAAATCTGAAAGCCAATGTCGCAGGGATCTAGTAAGTATCAAAAAGCGGTATCAGAATTCTATGTTCTCGCGTCAGCCTGTGGATAACTTAGGGGGCTAAAAACATGCGCGTTTTATGCACGTTTTTGGACGAAAATCAGTGCTAAATTAGTAGCATAGAAGTTTTGCCAAAGGGCTAATGCTTATCCCTAAAAGTGTATTTGGGAGCTGGTATTAAGACACCGGTACAGAGTGAGCCAGCACCCAAATTTGGTCATATAGCTCAAATGGTAGAGCGCTGGAGTGAAGTCCCAGAGACCGCAGTTCAATTCTGTGTGTGACCATTCGCCTGACGAGGTGGTATAATACGATACAGATTTTATCTGAGTTGCGACTTCATTTGAAAGCGACTCCATACTAGTTAGGTAAACTCTGGGGTGAATGTATGGCAACGCGTCAGGTTCGAGTCCTGATCATTCACATTGCACTGCACCGGTGCATAAAAACGAGACGTGTGGCGGAAAAGGTAAAGCAAGACAACTAGAACAATCGAAAGTCTTAAAACTGCGATGTGCAAATCATCGTCACGTCCTTGCGCTAATAACGCAAACACAACTTAATGACCAGCTTGCCTGCCGGTCGTACATAACCAAAGAAATTGTGATAAAATAGATTTTAGTCACATTTGATTTTTTTTTATTTGGAGAACATCATGAATGAAGACGATTTGAGACTTATTAGGCGGTCCACTCGATCGGCAGAAGTAAATACACGACAAAAAAAGATGCCAAAAAAACGGGGAACATTGCAGCGTCAAAAGGCGCGTACTGAGCTGTTTGAGAATAAGAATATTAATTACCAAAAACATATGCGTGAGTTTTAGGTAACAAACACTAACACCTTAACGGGTGTTTTTTTATTGGAGAAAATCATGGATGAAGAAACGAAGAAACGTTTAAGACATATCCGTAACGCTACTAAGGTCAACAAGGAACATGCTGAAAATGCTAGACGTCAGAGTGTTGAACGGCATGAACGGTCAAGAGCGCAAGTGAAAGCAGAAATTTACGACAACAGAAATATTAATTATCGTAAGCACGTGAGGTTTTAGATATGGCGTATTTTAAATGGACTGATGAATACAAGGCGTTGGTTAAAAGTTTATATGAACAGGGCATGACAACCAAGCAAGTCATCAGCTACTTCTTTGAACAGCTAGGCTTGAATGTTAGTCGTCGTTCAGTCGAACGTTATCGCGTTAATCAACCAGCTAAACGCAATAAGGTTAAAGATGTTTCACGTGGTACTGAAATCGTGCTTAATAAAGACGGTAGTCAATCATCATCAACTACATTGCAGATGACTAGCGAACAAGCAAAAGACCCTGACTTTGTATTAAGAGCGCACGGCTTTGATCCAGATGAGTGGGATATCATTTCAGCCCGCAATAATTTTTGGCAACAAAATAGCCAAGAGAACGGACTGATTGATTTATATCAGTCTAAGATTACGGTCAAGCCTAAAGCGGATAATGTGTTAACACCACAAGATATTGTCGATATGTTCAAGTCCGACATTGAGCCGTTTATCGTGGCACAGAAAGCACGTAGTGAACATAACTTGGTTGTTGCCTTGCCGGACTTACACTTTGGTATTACGAAGCGAGGTGATGTTCAAGGGCATCTTGAAATGTTGATTGATGTCATCGGTCGCGGATTTAAGACCATTGTGATCGAACAGTTAGGTGACTTATTACATTCAAGCCAAATGTGGACGTCACAAACACTTAAAGGCACGATCTTAGACAAGGTTAATGAACGACAAGCGTGGGAAGATGCTAAGTGGTTCTTTGATGTACTGGTACCAGTAGCGCTAGAAAATAGCACCAAGGTATACGTCAAGCAAATGGCTGGTAATCATTCAGGTAATATGGAGTTTGCCTTTATGGACTATCTACAAGTCAAATACCCCCAGTTAGCGGTACACAACAATATTGACTATCGTGGCGCTTACTTATTGGATAATGTTGGCATCATGTTGGCCCATGGTGATCTAGCACCTAAGAATTTGCCTATGCTGTTTGCTAATGAGTTTGGTGGTGTTTGGTCACTGGCCCACAGTCGCGAAATCCACAAAGGTCACTTTCATAGAGAGAAGATTGTTGATGAAGGTGGCGTGATCAGTCGACAGATTGGAACAGTTAAGCCGAACGACAACTACGAGATTATGAACGGTTGGACGTTGTCGAAGAAGGAGCTGTACGCACTTGAGTATGACAGGGATAAGTTAGTTGCTGAATGGCATGTGTGATAAGGAGAGTAGTTATGATTAGCGTAATTTGGAGTGCGGTAGCATTTATGATTGGAGTCATCGCTTTTATTTTTTTAGTTGGTGTAGCATGTATTCTAATTAAAGAGATAGTTAAGGTGATCAAGTAATCTGAAATCCAACATTTGTTTCGCTAGTAGTATAATGAATCTGTTGTTTATTCGTAACTATAAGGAGGAGGAAATGATTAGATTAACATCTTCACGTGGATCTGGAACAACTTCAAGTGGAAAAAGGTTTGGGTATAGTATATTCCCACTAACAGGAATGGGTCAAAGTGCGACAGAGTATCAACTGGAGTTGCAAGTTGAAGGACATCCTGAAGTTCTTATCAAGATTGTAGACAAGGGACAACCAATTGATTTTGCTGGAGAAAAGTGGGTATTTTAAAAAGCGCATATGCGTTTTTTATTTTGCAATAAAATAAGGAGAACACCATGCAAGACGGACACATTAGACGTAAACAGTTGATTAAAGCTTATGCTGATATGTATAAAAGCGTTAAGCGTAAGTCCGGACACAAGCAAACTTTTGGAATCAAAAAAATCGCAAGTCTAATTGGACAAGAATTTAATGCTTTGTTTAATAGTATTGATAACGGATCATTTATCACACAAAACAAGACAATGAATGCAAATTATAAGCACCAACCGATTGGGAGTTTTGTTCTGGGTCCGACCGCTATCACATCAGCAAGAATTGAAAGTTTAAGCGGACTAAAGCTCTATTGAAAGGAGGTGCCGAAATGACATGAAATTAATGCCAAAGCAACAAAAGTTTGCAGATGAGTATATAAAGACCGGAAACGCTATGCAGTCAGCGATTACAGCGGGTTATAGTAAGGCCTATGCAAAAGCACGTTCGTTCGAAATGTTGGAAAATGTCGGAATTAAATCATATATTGATGAACGCATGGAACAGATTGCCTCAAAACGCGTCATGGGCTACACAGAAGCCGTTGAACTGCTAACTAGTATAGCTAGAGGTGAGTTAATGGAAACTGTCGTAGTAGGCACTATGGACGGTGTAGAGACGGTCGAAAAAGAAGCTGATATTAAGACACGCATCACAGCATTAAAAGAGATACTTAAGCGCTACCCAGGCAACGACAAGTTGGTTGAACAACAGGTGCGTAAGTTGACCGCTGATGCTGACATGGCTGAAGCAAGAGTAAGGTTGATGAACGATGATCGAGTATCAAGCGATGCAAAGATTGTAATTGTCGACAGTTGGGGTGATGAAGATGACACCAACGATTAATATCCAACAGGAGGTACAACCACATTTTAAGGATGTATGGGTTGGTAAACAACCATATAACATTCTGTACGGTGGTCGTAACTCGTTCAAATCATCGGTAGTAGCACTAAAATTAGCACGATTGATGATTGATCAGATTGTTCATGGTCGCAGGGCTAACATTGTTGTTATCAGAAAAGTTGGTAACACAATACGTGACTCGGTCTTCCAGAAGATACAGTGGGCTTTGAAGAAGTTTGGTATGATGGGGCGTTTTTCAGCTACAGTATCACCGTTTAAGATTACTCATAAGCAAACAGGTTCAACATTTTATTTCTATGGTTCAGATGACTTTCAGAAGTTGAAGTCAAATGATATCAATGACATTATTGCCGTGTGGTATGAAGAATCAGCTGAATTCCAAAGTGCTGAAGAATTTGACCAGACAAACATCACATTTATGCGACAAAAGCAAAAGGATGTGCCACACGTTAAATTCTACTGGTCGTACAACCCACCGCGTAATCCCTATGCTTGGATTAATGAGTGGGTAGCAGAAAAGAGAGGTGATCCAAATTATCTGGTTGATTATTCAAGCTATCTTGACGATGAATTAGGGCTATTAAAGGCTAATGGTGGTCAGATACTTGATGAAATCAATCGTATCAAAGACAATGACTATGATTACTATCGCTACATCTATCTAGGTGAAGCGGTTGGTTATGATAGCAATGTTTATAACATCGACTTATTTAAACCACTTGATGAGTTACCAAGTGATGATCCATTGCGTTATGTTGCTTACTCATTAGATGGTGGGCATTCACAGTCAGCAACTACTGTATCACTGTACGGCATCACGCAAAAGGATAACGTCATCTTATTAGATACGTTGTACTACTCACCGTCTGGCCAAACAGTTAAGAAGTCACCAAGCCAATTAGCAGAGATGGTGTATGAATGGATCGTGAAACAAAACAAGGATCCACGCTGGGGACATGTTGAAGTCATTAAACGGACGATAGATAGTGCTGAAGCAGCATTAAAAAATCAGTATGCTGTGGACTACGGTATTAGTTGGCATCCAGTAGCAAAAAAGAAAAAGCAAGAGATGATAGATTACGTTCATTCGTTAGTAGCGAGTGGGCGTTTTTATTATCTCAATACACCAGCCAACGAGATATGGTACGTACAACATCGTGATTATCGATATGATGACAAGACAATCAACACCGATGACCCTAAAGTAATCAAAGAAGATGACCACACCGTGGATCAGACACAATACTTTGTGCTTGATAATGCTGCGTTGCTTGGTCTCAAATACTAGGAGGCTACATGAAGCTACTAGATAGAATTAAAACAATGTTTAAGATAGGAGGCGCACAAATGGGCGTTGTAAGTTCACTGAATAGCGTATTAGATCACCCAAAAATTAATGTGTCACCTGGTGAGTATGAGCGTATCAAGAAAGATTTGATCTATTTCAGGGGTGAATATCCAGATGTAAGATACAACAACACATCAAGACAATCAAAGAGCCGACCATTTCAGCCGTTAAATGTGGCCAAGGTCGTCGTTCAACAACAGGCATCTATCCTTTTCAACGAGAAGGCAACATTTGCTATTGAAGGGAACGATAATGCCGACAAGTTTGCACATGGTGTGTTAGATGCAAATGATTTCAATAAGTCGTTTGAGCGTTACCTTGAGAGTATGTTGGCTTTAGGTGGTTTGGCCATGCGACCTTATGTTTCAGGTGACGAGATTAAAATCGCCTATGTTCAAGCGCCTGTATTCTTTCCATTGCGATCAAATACTAATGACGTGAGTGAGGCAGCGATCGCTACCAGAACAACGCAAGTTGAAAAGGGGCATAACGCTTACTACACACTACTAGAGTTTCACTACTGGGACGACAATGGCTTGTATCACATCGATAACGAGTTGTATCGGTCAGATGAAGTGAATGTGACCGGTGTTCAAGTACCGCTGACTAATCTCTATGATGACTTGGAACCAAGCGTTACACTTGCCGGTCTGACACGACCAATGTTTGTTTATCTCAAGCCGTTTGGATTCAACAACAAGGATATTACTAGCCCGCTTGGATTATCTATTTATGACAATGCACGGCCAACACTTGACCAGATTAACACCGCCTATGATCAATTCTTTTGGGAGTTGAAAATGGGACAAAGACGTGTGGCTGTTCCTGAAGGCATGATTAGTGTGCGGGTTTCTGAAGGTGGTGAACGACAAGAAACGTTTGAGGCGGACCAGAATATCTTTATTGGCATGGGTGCAGGAATTGACGAAATGAAAGTCACTGACTTAACTACGCCAATTCGTGCAGCCGACTACATCACGAGTATTAATCAATTCTTGAAGACGCTTGAGATGCAGGTCGGGTTATCAGTTGGAACGTTATCATTTGACGGACAAGGATTAAAGACAGCTACTGAAGTTGTGAGTGAAAACTCAATGACTTATCGGACACGAAACAGCCATCTCAATAACGTTGAGCGGGCTGTACAAGAGTTAATCGTGACGATTTTGGAGTTAGGTAAGGTATTTGGTCTTTACGAAGGTGACGTACCAACATTAGATGACGTTCGTGTTAGCTTTGACGATGGAGTTTTCTTGGATAAGACAAGCGAACTTGCTTATTGGAGTCAAGCGGCTGCAGGCGGACTTGTTTCAAAGCGATATGCGATGAAGAAGCTGTATCGTGATTTGAGTGATGAAGAATTAGACACGATGATTGTAGAAATTAACCAAGAACAGCAACCACCATTGTCTAATGTTGATGCTGGTATGTTTGGTAATTAGTTATGGCTAAGAAAATACCAAACAATGATGATCAAATGACGTTAGGAGCATCGCTATTAGGTGATTTATATGAAGAAATTGCCCAAGAGTTAATGCTACGTATGATCAAACGCATGATTGAACGTGGTGCGGTTGATTTAGCAGAAAATCCATATGTATGGCAGTTACAAAAGTTGCAAGACATGCACATGCTGAATGCTGAAAATATCGCCTACATCAAACAGCAAGTTGGTGTTGCTGACGAATTAATTGACGAAATACTGGTCAGCGAGGGCATTACGGTTTATCAAAAGACTGCTGATCAACTCGCTAACGATTTAAACCAGCCAACACCAGGCAACAATGATGTTCACCAAACACTTGAAGCGATTGCAGCACAAACAACAGCAGATCTAGCAAACTTTGTGAATGAAAGTCTGTTGTCTAAGAATTTGGGTGTCAATCCAGCAATGATTGCTTATCGACGTATGATTACTAAAGCCGTTGTTAATGTAACAACTGGCGCTATGAGCACACAGCAAGCCTTCTCTAAGTCAGTAGAGCTTGCACTGGTCAAAGGTATATCATCATCGTTTAAAGACAAGGGTGGGCGTAACTGGCGCTTTGACAGCTATGCTCGTATGTTAATGCAAACGACAACGTACAAAACGTACAACATGATGCGGACACAAGCGGCCGATGAAATGGGTGTGTCAACATTCCACATGAGTTCACACAAGGCAGCACGACCAGCATGTGCACCAATTCAAGGACGCATCGTCACTAAACAACCTAAAGGATTCAATAGTGAGATTGGTTATGTACCGTCACTTTATGAACATGATTGGGGAGAAGCGGGTGGCACACTGGGCATTAACTGCCATCATGTTCTGACACCATTTATTATTGGCGTGAATGAATTACCTGATGAAGATATACCGTCACCAGCAGATGCTATTGCCAATGGTAAAGAGCAAGCAAAACAGCGGGCATTTGAACGTGAAATTCGTGATGCTAAGTATCATCTGGAAGCAGCCAAAATACTGAAAGACAAAGATTTAATTGATAAGTACCGTCAACGTGTTAGCTCATTACAAAGTGGTATCAGGGAATTACTTGATCAGCCTGGCAATGACTTCTTAAGCCGTGACTATTCAAGAGAAAAGGCGTTTAAGGATGCAAAACGAATTGAAGCGTTGAAAAACACAATGTCGAATTAACCCACGGGGACCCGAACATGTCCCCGTTTATCAAATAAACCGTTCTTTTTTCATGCACAAAATCCATGGCAGGGGTGACTGCCGGAACAACACCTGAGGAAAGTATATGAAAACAGAAGATTTAACTGCGATTGGTTTGACAAAGGAACAAGTCGATAGCGTTTTTAAATTACATGGTCAAGAAGTGAATGACTTAAACGCTCAAGTGTCAACACTGACTGCTGAACGTGATGGTTATCAATCACAGGTTGATGATGTAACAACAAAACTCAATGATGCAAAGTCGGCGGCAGGGAACAATCAAGAATTGACATCTCAGTTGCAACAATTGCAGTCAGACTTGGATTCAGCCAAGCAAGAAGCAGAAAATCGTGTCTCACAAACGAAAGTGGACTATGAGTTAAAGCTTGCTTTGAAAGAAAACGGTGCTTTGAACGATAAGGCCGTATCGGCGTTATTAGATCGTGATGTTATCAAGTTGGACAAGGAAGGTAAGATCACTGGTTTATCTGAACAAATCGAAGCAGTTAAGACTGAAAATCCATTCTTGTTTGAAACGCAGGCTGATCCAATTAAGCCAAAAATCGTAAATGGTGGTAATCCCAACCCTAATCCTGGTGGTTCAGGAAAGGCGATGGCGGATTACACATACAAGGAACTGTCGGATTTGAAGTCAAACAACCCGACAGAATATCAAGCCCTATTAGGAGGTAATTAAATATGACAACTACAGTATTAGCAAACTTGATCGACCCAGAAGTGATGGCCGATTTGATTGAAGCGCAACTACCAAAGGCTATTAAGTTCAGCGCAATCGCGCCACTTGATACAACGTTGGTTGGTGTGCCTGGTTCAACACTGACTGTTCCATCATACAAGTACATCGGTGATGCGGATGAAGTTGCTGAAGGCGCAGCTATTGAATATTCAAAGTTGGAACAAACAAAGCGCACAATGACAATCAAGAAGGCAGCCAAAGGTGTTGAAATCACTGATGAAGCAGTCTTGTCTGGTTTGGGTGATCCAGTTGGTGAAGGACAACGTCAAGTACGTATGGCCATTGCCTCAAAGATTGACAATGACATTCTTGCCACAGCATTAAAGGCACCATTGAAGCTCACTGCGGACATTGACTTGGACTTGATTGACAAGTTGGAAGCAACGTTTACTGATGCACCTGATGCTATTGAAGATAACAACATCTCAACTACTGGTGTTTTGTTTGTGTCTTATAAGGATGCTGCTAAGTTGCGTAAGTTGGCAGGCCAAGATTGGACACGACCTACTCAACTTGGCGATGACATCTTAGTTAAGGGATTGTTCGGTGAATTGTTGGGTTGGGAAATCGTTCGCTCAATGAAGTTAGAACAAAACCAATTCGTTGCCGTTAAGCCTGGTGCTTTGAAAACTTACTTGAAGCGTGACATCTTTGCCGAAGTTGGCCGTGATATGGATCATAAGTTGACGAAGTTCAATGCTGATGAACATTATGGTGTGGCTATCTACAATGATGCCTTGCTCGTTGCATCTACGACAGTACCATCTGCCTAAGGAGGTGAACCATGACTGATCGATATAAAGTAATCGTGCCAGAATTTGCTGACGCAAAAGCGAATGGTGTTATCCGTAAGCAAGGTGACTTGATGCCGGTAAGCACACCAAAGTCACGAATTAATGATTTACTCGGGGATCACAATGATGGTCGTGATGAACGACTTCAAGGGTCACCAATTATTGCACTGGTTGAGGAAGAGGCTGCCGAAGCGGTTGAACCAGAACCAGACAATACTGACGAAACCGAATAGTTTCCAGATGGGGTGAGAAGCCCATTAGGAGGTCTTTATGTATTTAAGTAAAGAGGAATATGTCGCATTAAATCTAGGGACAGCACCTGATAATTATGATCAACTCGAAAGACGTGCCGAGATTGAATTAAATCGTGTGACGCGGTCATTCTATATGACAACGGATTTAACGACTGATGTTAAGTGGCGCCGTGAGCCGTTTAAATTAGCCATGGCGTTTCAGATTAACCATATGTATACAAGCAGGCTCACAACAGCACAGGCGGTGGCTGATAAGCCCGTGAGCGTGTCTCAGTCTGTTGGTGGGACAACAATTAACAAATCATTTGCTAAGCCAACAACTGACGAAGCAAGCGTTTTGTCACTAGATGCAAAGCAAGCCTTGTATGGTACTGGTTTACTGTATTCGGGGGTTTCGTATGCTTGATAATCCAGATGAGAGTTTTTTGATCCATCAGATTGAAGTCGCAAAGTCTGAATTGAATGACTATGATACGCAAGTTTATCTTGAGTCTGAAACAATTGCGCATGTTCGAGTAGATGAACGGGAAGTCTATAGCGGTAGTGGTTCACAACGTCAAAAGGTCGCTAATGCCACAATCTATATTTACGCCTTTAATCAACCAGGACGAGTAATTGATGATACATGGCTTGATGCCAAAGTTACCTTTCATGGCAAAGTGTTTCTGGTTAAAAGTATCAATACTTATAGTCAAGTTGGTATTGATGAAACCTATTCATGGGAGTTAGGGGTGATTTAATGGCTAACACAAAAATCACAATTGACTTGAGTGGTGTTAACAAGAAGATTAGCCAGAAGGCTTTTCAGCGTGGTCAGTCGGCAGTAGCCAATCAGGCGTTACTTGATATGTCGGTCTACGTACCAAGCCGTCACGGCGAATTGAGAGCGTCTGGGCATGCAACAAGCAACAGTGTTCAATGGTCAACGGTTTATAGTCGCGCGCAATTCTACGGCACCAACGGCATCGTTAAGTTTAAAAAGTATACCGTGAAAGGTACTGGTAAGCGTTGGGACACAAAAGCTAAAAAGTTACACATGGATGACTGGAAGCGGGCATTTAAGAAGGGAGCGGGGCTGTAATGGCAAACGATTTTGTTGAGCAACTGAAAAATAGAATTAAATCATTGACATCCTTGCCCGTTCGAGTGGGTTACTTGAGTGATGAGCCGATGATTGCCATCTATTCATTACCTGGTGGCAGTATTACCGGCGGTTTCATGAATGGTGATATTGAAAGTAATTTGAACTACGAAATTGCCATTCAACATCAGGATAATGAGATTGCTATCGCTCAAATGTGGACAATCAATGAGTATTTAAGCGATTTTCATACTGTTATCGATAGTGGCAATGGCTCGTATGACTTTGAAGAGCTAAAGGTCGATAAGCCGTACCTAGATGAACGTGACGAACAAGGCATGTTCACGCACAAGTTAAGTTTAACTGCAACAATAATTGACAAAAAGGAGAATAACTAATGTCAAAATCAAAAAACGCATTACGTCAACACTTTATTGCCCCATGGAAGAAGGGTGATACAACGGCACCAAGTACAGAGGAAGCGTTCTTACCACTAGCAAAGTGGATCGCAACTGTGAGTGACGCATCGGACGAAGATACATCAGATGATGGGTACTATGACGGTGATGGTACGCCTGAAAAGGTCGTTAATTCGGTAACGTTAGGCTACTCATTTGAAGGGTCATATGACAACGAAGACCCCGCACAAAAGATGGTAGCTGCCATGCGTACTAAGGTGGGTGATGACCGTAAGGTTTGGTTTAAGGTGATTTCAGCCGCTGGTGATGAAACATGGACTGGTGTGGCTGTTGTTTCTGAAATCGTTGCCGGTGATGGTGATGCTACGGAATGGGAAGCATTTAAGGCAACTGTAACGTACATCAAGAACCCAACGATTACTAAGTCTACGACACCTGCTGCATAACTTTGGCGTTTTCGCCGTACATACAAGAAAGAGGAAATAACATGATCAAAATTAAGCTAAATAACAAGCAAACAGTACCGGTTGAATTGGGTCCAGTAACATTTGAAGTTGATGCAACCGATTCAGGACTTGACCGTATCAAGAAAGTATTCCTAGGTGCTCAAAAAAAGATTGCAGAAATTGATGATAATGCAACCTTTGAACAAGTGATGGTCATTATTGAACCCATTATGGATGAAGCCTTTGAAACTGGTGTATTTCGTAAGGTATACGATTATACAGGCAGCATGGCGATTACAATGGGTGCATTCGCACAAGCTATTGATGGCGTTCATACTGAAATGAATAAGCGATCCGGCTTGGATAAGTACATCAAGTAGTATGAGGTTAAATGAGCAACTGACTGACATTATTGCGTTTGACGGACACCAGTATGAATTAAATATGTCATTCGATAATGTATTAACGTTGTTTGATATGTTAGCCGATGACGAATTAACAGAGTTTGAAAAATTGAACGGCGCAATCATTTTATTGATTGGTCATGATATTGAGGTTGATTGGCAGACTAAGCAAGATATTTTCGAAGCAGTGTTCAAACAAGCGATTAATAGTACATCCGACGATGATGTTTCGTATGATTTAGCTGGTAATCCCATGCCGAACGGACCAAGTGAACAAGAAAAAGATTTCGATTTAAAGCAAGATGCAGATTTAATATTTGCATCTTTTTTATTTGATTACAAAATCGACCTTTTTGAACAACAAGGAAAGATGCACTGGAAAAAGTTTATCGCGCTTTTAAATAATCTATCTAGTGAGACCCCATTATCTCGCATTCGAGAAATACGAAACTATCAGCCTAGCAAGCATGACTCGGCTGAGTACAAGGAGAAGATGCAGAAATTAAAGCGTCGTGTGGCGCTAAGAGAGGAGGGAGATTATGGCTGATGGCAGAGTTGTTATTGATATTGATGCTAATGGATCGCAGGCTATCGGCGAAACTGAGAAAGTAAAGAAGTCGTTGTTTGGTCTTGGACCAGCGGCAGAAAAGTCAAATGGTGGCTTTGGTTCGATGGTAAAGAGTAGCGCACTGTTTGGGACTGTCGCAGGCGCTGCAATGGCAGTCGTTACTGGTGGTATTAATGCCATGAAGAGCAGTCTTGGTGGTGCAGTAGCACGGTTTGATACCTTGAATGCCTATCCAAAGGTTATGGCTCAAATGGGCTACTCAACCGATGATGTAACCAAGTCTGTCGGGATCCTTAAAAAGGGTGTTGACGGACTACCGACATCATTGCAAGACTTGACCAAAAGTGCGCAGGGATTTGCAATCCTAGAAAAGAGCGCTACAAAGGGGGCTGAAACAGCAACTGCTTTGAATGATGCGTTTCTTGCATCGGGTGCTAGTGCTGGGGATGCATCTCGTGGTGTTGAACAATACTCACAGATGTTAGCAAGTGGCACAGTTGACTTGCAGTCATGGCGTACTTTGCAAGAAACAATGCCTTATGCCTTGACCAAAGTTGCTAACTCGTTTGGTTTAACGGGTAAGAGCGCTGAACGTGATCTGTACGCTAAGTTGAAGGCTGGTCAGATTACTGTTGATCAATTAAACGCACGATTTGTTGAACTTGATGGTGGTGTAAACGGATTTGCAAACACAGCACGTACAGCATCTGGTGGTATCGGGACTTCATTTACAAACATGAAGAATGCCGTTGTCAACGGGTTAACAAACATGCTGACAGCAATTGATAACGGTATGAAGACTGCTGGCTTGGGTGGCATTGCAGCGATATTTGACCAGATGAAGCAGGGTATTATCGCTTCATTTGCCGTAATCAACGGAGCTGTTCAAGCTGGTATGGTGGTTATCGGTGGCGCTATTAAAGGCATGGCCGGTATTTTCACAACAGTTTTAAGTCCAGCCTTGGCGTTCGCTAAGCAAAGCTTTGATGTTTTTGTTCAAGGGACAATTACAGCATTACAACCAATGTCTGGATTACTAAACCACATCAAAAACGATATTGATCGTAGCTTTGATGCAGGCTCAGCGACTTCAGCACTTATTGGTGCCTTTTCACAAGTTATTAACGTCTTAACAATGGTTCGTAATGTTGTTATTGATGTCGTTAAAGGCTTTTTGAATACTAATGCAGTCCAGTCGGTATGGCAAGCAATCGTATCAGTCACAACGGCAGTGTTTAATGTTATTCAGTCATTAGTTGTTGCTGTCGGTAACGTCATTGGTTCATTCCAAAGTGTGGATTCATCTAAGTCTGTTTGGGAATCCCTTGGGACAACGATTGGTAATATCGTGACTGCAATCGCCAACGTGGTTCAAGCTGTTGGTGATTTTATCAACATGATCCTAGCTATACCTGGCGCAACGGACGTTATTTCAGCACTTGTGTTTAGTATCGGGGGACTTGTGTTAGCGTTCAAAGTTGTCGGAACAGCAGTTTCGGTTGTCGTGACGGTTATCAACACATTCAAGACGGCTGTTGCAGTCGCACGTGGGGTAATGTTAGCGTTTAACGCAGCATTAGCCGCTAATCCGCTTGGCATTATCGTACTGGCAATCACTGCGGTAGTTAGTGCATTGATCTGGTTCTTCACACAAACACAAACAGGTCAGGCAATGTGGAGTGCGTTTGTAAATTTCCTTGTAGAAACATGGAATAATTTCTCAGCTACTATCAGCGTTATCACACAAGCGATTGTTGACGGTATGCAAGCAGCGTGGAATGTTTTGGTGACGGTTTTAGAAGCACCTGTTATTGCAGTTATTGCGTTTATCAACGGCGGTTTTAGTGGCTTGATGACTAGTCTGGCTCTGATTTGGTCAAGCATTGTCAATAATTTAAGCATCATTTGGAACAACATCGTACTTATTGCCTCAAGTATTTTCCCTGGTTTGGGGACGTTGATCAGTAACATTTTCTTAGCAATCGGTAATTTCTTTACAGCATGGGGTACTGGCATACTTGAATTTCTAACCATGATATTCAATGGCATTATCAGCGTTATTACTACAGTAGTTAACGGTGTATACAACGTCATTGTAAGTGTATGGAACGCAATACCAGGTTTTGTCAGTGGTTTGTGGAATGGTATCGTCGCGTTCTTGTCCGGTATCTGGAACGGTCTTGTAAGCGGTGCTATTGGATTTGCTAACAACTTGTTTAGTGGTGTGCGTAGTATCTGGAATAGTATTCCAGGTTGGGCATCTGGTCTATGGAATAGCGTCCTTGGTACCATCTCTGGTGTTTGGAATGGTATTGTCAGCACCGTTGTAAGCATGGCAAATTCAGCCATTAACGGACTTAAAGGTGCATGGAACGGTATTACTGGCTGGGTTTCTGGCTTATGGAACGGTGTCAAGTCAACTATCCGGTCAGCTATGAACTTTGATTTGAGCGCTGCTGGTCGTGCAATTATGAGTAGTTTCCTAGGCGGTTTACAGGCTGCATGGGGTGCTGTTAAGTCATTCGTTGGTGGCATTGCCTCATGGATCAAGGAACATAAAGGCCCAATTAGTTACGATAAAAAGTTATTGATACCAGCCGGTAAAGCAATCATGACAGGTTTTGGTAATGCGTTGGAAGATCACTTCGCTGATGTGAAGACGTCAGTATCATCATTTGCAGGACAAATTTCAGACGTAATGGCCACTGGTATTGATAATAATGCCAACACAGTTGTTAATGCGATGAGCAACATGGTTGATTCAGCTATTTCAGCTGTTCAAGATGCCGACATCGCTGGTTCAGTTCAAGATGCATTCAATGTATCACCGCAAGTATCAGCGTTGCTTGGTGGAAAGTTTACAGCTGAAGGCTCTATTGCATCAGCGGGTGGCGCACAGGCCAACGCAATCAATACAACTAATTCAAGCACACAAACACATGTACAAAACATTACGTTCGGTCAAGTTGTGTGGAACGGAAAAGACGACATCCAAAAGACACTTGAAGACTTGGGATGGCAAGATAATATCAACAGGAGAGGGGCGATGGCATAATGGCACAAGGCGTTGTAACGTTTGCTAGTAAATCATCAAATACTTACGGCATGCGGTTGCTTGCCAAAATAACATTTGAAACACCAGGGCGTGATTATGATGAAATTGAAGTGCCTGGGCGTAACGGATCACTTCTAATTGACCGCGGTCGTTATAAGACTATTGGTCGTGACTTTGATTTTGTCATTACGAAATTATCAAGTTATCCTAGCATTGAGGCACAGTTGAACAGCATTTCAAACTGGTTGAACGCTGCAAAAGGTTGGCAGGATTTAACGTTTGATGGTGATCCTGATTATACCTATCGTGCAGCAATCACAAGCTCACTTAATTTTGATCGGGAGTCACCAAATCGAGCAACAGGGACGATTTCGTTCATTGTTCATCCGGTAAAGTTTTTAAATACTGGTCGAAATTTAGTGACAGTAACAACTGGGTTAACACTTGTTAATCCGTATGCGATTGAGAGCTTGCCAAAAATAACAATTAACGGCACAGGCGGTGGCACCTTTAACTTTGGCTCAACCGCTTTTCGTTTGCAAAATGTCACAAAAGGCATTGTGATCGATGTCCAAAATCAGTCAGCTATTTCACTTAATGACGGCTTACCGGCATATAGCCAGGTGCTGACGTACCCCTTTCCAACTTTAGTGCCAGGGGACAATAAAATCACGTTTCCGGCAGGCTTTAGCATGTCAATCATTCCAAACTGGGGGGTATTAGTATGAGTAGTCCAATTATTTTTGAAAAAGGTACACGAGACTTCTCGACGCTTGGTTTGGGGTTATTGTCCGATGCTATCCAAGCAACAACAACCGAAGAATTAAACGGCCAATTCATTTTTGAAATGGACTATCCGGTTTCTGGAAACAATGCTGATTTGATTAAAGAAAATCGCATCATCGTTGTTAATTCAGGTCATATTTTAAAACGTCAAGGGTTCATCATTCGTCAAATTGTTCGAAAGATTGATTTAACGATGACTATTTATGCAGAACACGTCAGCTATGCGACACTTGATGTTGCTTTAGCACCGGTTGGGACTATTTCTGGGGATGCGAAGACAGCGCTTGAGAATTGGAAAAGAATGCTAGTACCAGCTGTTGATTTCACAGTTGATTCTGACATCTTAACTACCAATTCAACATCGATTGGTGCGCCAGAATTCGAAACAGCGCGACAAGGTTTAGGCGGTCACGTTGGATCAATTCTTGATGTTTGGGGTGGTGAGTATCAATTTGATAACTGGCATATCCGACTGTTAAAACAGCGTGGTAAGTCTGCTAATGCGATCATTGCATATGGTCGAAACCTCATCTCGTTTGAGCAAGATACTAATATTGCAGATACGTACACATCTGTCTATCCGTACTATCAAGAAAATTCTGGCGATGATGGTAATAAAACCCATTTTCTACCCGAACGAACGGTTGATAGTGAGTTTGTCGGGAAGTATCCTAATCCAAAAGTCTTGATGTTGGATCTGTCAAACAAGTTTAAGGACGTTGCTGATTATTCAGAAAATAAGCTTAGAAATTATGCGCTATCGTATATCCAGTCAAACAACATCGGTGTGCCTAAAGTCAATATGAAAATATCGACTGTTGATCTATCACGAGCAACGGGTGGTTTTTCAGAAGATATTGATCTAGGGGATACGGTTAATGTTTACTTTGAAAAGCTTGGCATCACAACATCAGCAAAAGTTATTAAAGCTGTTTGGAATGTCTTGTCAGATGATTACGACAAGTTTGAAATTGGAGCTAGACGGGCATCACTAACTGAAAGCATTTCAGAATTAGCAACAACAGCTGACGAGAATGCCAACAAAGCATTAAATCAAGCGTTGGTTGCGCTACAAAGTGCAGACGGTAAGTCGACCATTTATTATCTCAACAGTAGTGATCCATGGCCAACTAATCCAAATGAAAACGATACAGCTTTCGTCAAAGATGGCGAAAACAGTATTATGTATCGCTACATGTTCAACAACGATACAGGCATGTTCAGTTGGGTCAAGATATTAGACTCGATGTCTGCTGATCAAATCAAGCAACGCGTGAGCGATGCTCTGGAATCAGGGAAGGCATACAGTGACCAACTAGTGGCCGACAACGTAGCACAGGTTAACGCAGTGTTAGATGACGTGCAAGCCAAGCAAGCTGACCTAACAGCCCAACAAGCTGAGTTGGACACCAAGGCACAAGGCTACGCTAACAAGGCGCTTGCTGACGCAAAGGCCGACACTTTGGCCACAGCCACACAAACAGCTAAGGACGCATCAGACGCTTTAGCAAAAGCCAAAACAGACTTAACAACTAGCCTTAACAAGGAAGTAACAGACCGTACCAAGGCAGTATCAGATTTAGATACTAAAGCACAAGGGTACGCTACACAGGCCAAGACTGATGCCATTGCAACCGCTAATGGTGCAGTTGCTAAGGAAGTAACAGACCGCCAAAAGGCCATTACTGATTTAGATGCTAAGTCTACAGGTGCTATTAACCAAGCTAAGACTGATGCTCAATCAGCCCTGGATGCTTTACAAGTGGGTGGACGTAACCTAGTCCTAAACAGTGCAACCCCACATACAGGGACGGGTACAAACAGCACTAATAACACACAGAGTAACTTTAACTACCCACTATCTGGAGGGGAAACCACAGGGTCTTTGTACACTAAGTGGGGTGTTAATTCACCCTATACAGTGTCATTTGACTGGTCTATCACAGGTGCGACTGTAGCTGGTACCTTTCAAACCTTATGGAACAACGCGCCTTATGGACTTGGTGGGCAACCTGTAATTACCGTAAGTCCTACAAACACGTCAGGACATGTTAGTTTCACTGTTAAGGTGTTGTCAACTTGGGCGGGTACATCCGCTAATGGCGTATGGTTACGTATGGATAATTTGCAGGGAACCCTTACCTTAACAAACTTTAAGCTAGAAATTGGTAACAAGGCCACAGATTACACCCAAGCGCCCGAAGATATTGTCTTAGACTACACGACCAAGGACAACGTGATTAGCCAGTCATTGACACAGTATCAAGCTACAAACGATGGCAAGGTAACTAAGGCTCAATCAGATGCCACTCAGGCACTTGGTTTAGTAGCCACAAAAGTCTCACAAACCACCTTTGATACTAAGACGGGTGACCTAGATAGTAAGTACACGGCTGTTAAGCAGACCGCAGACCAAGCCTCTACCGATATTGTGGCCATTAAGTCTACTAATACTAGTCAAGATACCAAGATTAACACCCTTACTAGTGATGTATCAGGTACCAAGCAGTCAATTAGTGACATCCAGACAGAGCAGGGTGCTCAATCAACCAAGATTAACACTATCCAGACTGATGTATCAGGCACTAAGCAAGATATTAGTGATATCCAAGATGCTAATGGTGTCCAAGATGGCAAGATTGCTAGTATCTCTACTACAGTTGATGGCCTAAGCTCATCATTTAGCACTTACAAGACCACAAATGATGGCAAAGTTGCTAAGGCCCAAGCGGACATTATTGTTAATGCCAACGCGATCACGCAAAAGGTATCACAATCAGACTACAACGCAAAGACGGGTGACCTCACCACAAAGGTTAACACCGCTCAATCTACAGCTGATAGCGCCACAAGCACGATTGGTGCCTATAAGACATCAAATGATGCCCGTGTGGCCAGCGCTGAAAGTAAGATAACAGCCAACGCAACGGCTATTACAAGCAAGGTATCACAAAGCGACTACAACACAAAGACGGGCCAGATTGATGGCCAGATTAGCACGATTAACCAGACCGCTGGTCAGATTAGCCAAAGCGTGTCCAACGTAAAGGCACAAGTAGACGGTTTAAGTGTGGGCGGGCGTAACCTTTACCTCAATACCAAGGCGCTATGGACGGGTGGAATTGGTAACAACGGTAGCAAGGTAACCCTAACGCTAGAAGCTTTTGATAGCACTACTAATATGTGGCACCTTGTAGCACCACAACAAGCCTACAACAATGCAGGTATTTATTTTTATAATGGTGCTATCCAACCAGGCGATAACTGGGCGCTTAGCTTTGACGTAAAGGGTACAGGTAACTGGTCAAGTAACGGGGCAAGGATTGAAAACTCAACCGTCACTAAGTCAGTTGAACCCCTCACAACGAGTTGGGCCCGTGTATCATCAACAGGTAAAAAGGTATCAGCAGGCGGGGCCGTGATATTCTACTTTGACCTTACAAACTCACCACTTGATGTCTACATCAAACTACCTAAGTTAGAATACGGTAACATGCCAACATCATGGTCACCAGCCCCCGAGGACACAGACAACAAGATTAGCACCGTGTCCCAGACAGTGGACAGCATCAGCAGTATCGTATCAGACCAAACCACAGGGCTAACTAAGCGGGTACAAACAGCCGAGGGCACACTCTCACAAGTCACAGGCGCTGATATCCCAGCCTTGCAAAAGGCTACTTATTGGCAAGCACCAAACGGTTACGACCTCAATACGTACCTAACTCAAGGGTCTACATTTTTCAGGGACACAACAGCACGTACTAATGCACCCACAACATTAACAAAGTGGATGTATCTGGTAGTTGAAAGAACCCCTAACGGTGACCGAGTTACACAAACGGCTTGGTATGACACTCAAACAGATGCCAAGATTACTTACCGCAGACAGTATGATGGTAAATGGGGCGCATGGTACGCCAACGATAATAACTCAGTGGCCTCGATTGCCCAAACTAACGGGGCTATTAAGACCGAAATTAGCAACCGCCAGACGGGTGACACTAACACACTGACACAGGCCAAGGACTTTACCACAAGCTCAATTAGCAATAGTGAGAGCGGTATGAGGTCGTTAATCACACAAACTAGCGACTCGATCATAGCTAAGGTTGATACAAAGACTGACTCGGCTACTGTCTTATCCCTACTAAAGGATAACTGGAGCATTGGAATTGCTGACAATGCCGGTGCCATCACTAATGGAATTGTTGGTAACTCTACCAACATGTCCCTGATTAGTAACAACGTGGTGATTAACGCACCTAGCACCCAGATTAAGGGCACAGCTTGGATAAATAGCGCCATGATTGCCAATGGTGCTATTGGTAAGGCACAGATTGGTGACGCCTCAATAGATACGGCCAAGATTGCATCACTTGATGTGGCTAAGTTGACGGGTAACGTGTCTAGCTTCATTCAATCTAATTGGAATGGCGTTTTTGCATCCACGATGATTGATAACACAGGCATGTCAATCAACGGTGGTAATACTACGACTAAATTCGATACAAGTGGGGCGCATTATTCAAACGGAAGTGGCATCAGCGCCACGTACTCATTCGGGAAGTGGAGTGATCAAAGTGGTAATGCGACCAGCTCGACCGGCTTGTATCTTGGTGCTACGGGTTCAGAAAATTCATTCATCAATATTTTAGGTACGAACGGTGCGGCTGCGTTAGTTTTGGCTGGAACAGCTATGGACTTTGGTTCTAACTTAAACGTGCTACAAGGTGCTTTAAATGCGTACGTCAACGTCAATATTCGTGAACGCTTAATGTTTAAAGCCAACAGATACGTAGGTGGTCAACCTTCTTATATTGAAGTGAATGAAATAAATCGTACTTTTAACTTCTTTACAGGCGGTGGGAGTGGTACAAATAAGGACTACTTCTACTTTAATCAGAATGTGATCAGTGCGGGAACGTTTAGTTCAACGTCCGTTTTGTCGAAGAAGAATGTTAAAAGCGTTTATGACGAAGATGCCTTGGGTGAGATTGCCAAGACACAGCTTGTCAACTTTGAGTATAAGAACCGACCAGACCAGAACCACGTCAGTCCTATCATCGATGATGTCAACGACACCAAGGAATACTATATCCCAAAGACCGTTTTGGGACAGGATGGAGAGTACGTAGACATGTATACCATGATTAGTATGGCCTGGAAAGCCCTACAACAGGTAAATGACCGATTGGAAAAACTAGAAAGCAGGTAAATATGCAACCAGATTACGAAAAGGTGGCCCAAAAATTGGCTATCCAAGTTGCTAACTTGTCCATGGATAATGCTAAGTTAGTAGCAATTTTAGAACAATTACAAGAACAAGCCCAAGAGGCTCAACCAAAGGACGGTAAATAATTATGATGAACATTTCAGCAGGAAACGCTAGTGTATCTTTCGCAGGTGGTAAGTTAAAGTTAGATTACTTTAATGTCACATTTGACGCAGGGACTTACCCTGATCGATTGAATGGTGCAGTACAAGTCACACCAGACGATGGTTTGACGATCATGTCAACGGAAGACGAAGTGGCACACGCTGCTAAGTTAAAAATTCAAGCTATGGTCGCAGATGATGCACCAGCGGGTGCATGAGTATGGAAGAGATGATGGAATATCTATTTGCAAACCTTAATGGGGCAACCGAGACGGCTGTCCTTTTTATTTTGGTCTTTTTCGACACATTTCTAGGTTCACTGTGGCGTAAGAAGAACGGCATTGCGAGAACATCAAACGGCGGACTCGGTGGCTTGATGACGTCAGTGCCGTTAGCCCTTATGCCTGTATCAATTTGGGCGTTCACGATTTTGATCTCATACGTGCCTGAACATCTAGGTGGACGTGACTTCACATTTCAACCAGTGATTTTTGATGTCATCTCATTCGTTGTGACAATCATCATCGGCAATTACATGTTGAAGTCTATTTACGCAAATATGCAACTAGCTGGTATGGATATCCCACCAGTAATTCAGAAGTGGGTTGAAGATGAATATCATGTGAAGTTGCAAAAAATGGAAGAAGAACCAAACGCAAAGAAAGAGGATAATAATGGCTTATCAAATTGAACGTAATATTGTAGTAGACCGTACACCGCAAAGTTATGGCTATTCACAACCGCCTTATGCTTATGTTGTAGCACATTCGACTGGTAATCGTGATAATGATACAAACGTACCGAACGGCTCATTTGATGGTAATGTGAATTACTTGCGAGATCACTGGGACAATGCTAACTATACGCATCTTGTTGGCGAGGGACGTGTAGCACAGTTGATGGAAGTTAATCAAGGTAGTTGGAACGCAGGTTCAAATATCAATAACGATACTTACGCATCGGTTGAATTGCTTGAGGGTGCAAAGTTTTCACGAGAAGATTATGAAAACTATGTCAATTTGCTACGTCAACTAGCTGATGATGCGGGTATTCCTAAGCAATTAGATCGTGACGGTAAGTCATCGGGTATCAAGACACACAACTTCGTGACACATGTCTTTGGTGCAACTGACCACGTTGACCCGCAACCATTCTTGGCATACGAAGGCATCTCATTTGAACAATTCCAGCACGATGTTGAAAACGGCTTTGGTGAAGGTGGGGCAGATGTAACACCGATTCCACTTGCTAATCAAACTGTTCAACCGTCAGGGCCTGATCAAGTATTGAATATTGGTTCAACGGTTCGCATTGATGGTAACTTTAGCCTTGATGATTTGGTTGAATTTCCAGCAAATTCTGGTAAATGGTACGCAGTATCTAACCCATTGGCTATCCCAAAGGTTGACTATCACAACTACATTCCAGTTGGTCCGTTGACCGAAACAGATGACAAGGGCAACCCAACAGGTGACCAAGACTTCTCTAACGCTGGTCACTCGTACTTTAACTTCGGTGGCCAAACATTCAAAGTAACGAATGTGGACGCTGATGCCGATGCTGTTGAAGTGCAAATAGGTGGGGAATCTGTTTGGATGCCAGCTGGTCCAATTACAGAAGTGGAAAACTGAATAAACTAAAAGACCCGATCAGATTAATTTCTGGTTGGGTCTTTTTTTGTGCATATACTCGGCGTTATTTAACAAACAGTGGTATCATAAACTCGTAACATCAAATAAAAATCTAAGGAGATCATTATTATGTCAGTCGAAGAAAAGTTTGATAGCGCCAAAGACCAAGTTGCTGGTAAGGCAAAAGAAGCAGAAGGCAAAGTTACCGGGGACAAGACACGTGAGGCAGAGGGTAAGGCCCAAGGTGTACTTGGAAAAGTAAAGGAAACATTTTCCGATGTAAAGGAAGAAGTTAAAGAAAAGTTTGAAGATTTAAAAAAGTAAATAATGCTGATTAAAAACCACCCAACTGGATAATCTGGTTGGGTGGTTTTTGTTTGTAACCAATTAGAAACTTGCACATAAGAACGTTTGTTCGTATAATGAATTGTACAATAAATGTCCGAGGCGAAGACATGGGAAAGACTGAATATGACTACAATTTAGAGAAACGTCGTGTGTTCTTTTTGATTGACTCAAAGAGCTTCTATGCAAGCGTGGAAAGTGTAGAGCGGGGGCTTAATCCTTTAAAGTCGATACTAGTTGTGATGTCTGAACAGGAAAACACAAACGGTGGTTTGGTACTTGCTGCATCCCCAATGGCTAAGAAAAAATTAGGGGTGAGCAACGTTATGCGACAACGTGATGTACCACAAGACAAAAGCTTGATCATTGCACCACCACGAATGAATCTTTATATCAAAGAAAACCTGAAAATTAATAGCATCTATCGAGAGTATACAACCGAAGACAAGGTACTACCTTACTCGATAGATGAGTCAATTCTAGATGTCACCGATACATGGGAGTTCTTTGGTGACTCACCACAAGCCTTAGCTCGAACAATACAGCAACGTGTGAGAAACGAGACTGGCATCTACTTGTCAGTAGGCATAGGTGACTCACCAGTATTGGCTAAAATAGCACTGGATATTGAAGCCAAGAAAGCACACAACTTGATGGCCACGTGGCACTATGAAGATGTACCAGAAAAACTTTGGCCAATAACTGAACTCACTGATATATGGAGCATTGGTAGGCGGACGGCAAAGAAATTGAATGACATGGGTATCAATTCGATGTATGACTTAGCACATCAAGACCCTTATATTTTTAGAACAAAAATGGGACTAATGGGTGAGCAGTTGTATGCCTTATCGTGGGGCATTGACCGTTCAGACTTAACCGAAAAGGTTGTACCAAAGAGCAAGTCATATAGTAATTCACAGGTGTTGCCACGTGATTATCGCAAGCGTGAAGAGATTGAAATCGTTATCCGTGAAATGGCTGATCAAGTGGCATCACGAATTAGATCCCACAAAAAACAAACAAGCCTTGTAAGTTTATCAATCGGTTACTCTTTTGCTGAAAGCGAAGAGCGTGGCAGTCATGGATTTAGAAAGCAAATGCGAATTAACCCCACAAATGACACACGAACGCTTATGAAGATAATGATTGAGCTATTTGGGAAGTATTGGCAAGGTGAAGTCATTCGTAACATCGGTATTGACTATGGTGGGCTGATTGATGACGTAGGCATTCAACTTAATCTATTCGCACAACCTGAAACGCAGATTAAAACCAACAAAATCGATAAGGTAGTGGACGAGCTTAGAAAGCGGTTTGGCACTACGGCTGTTATGCGGGCTATGTCTAAAGATGACGGTGGAACAGCGATTAACCGTGCATCATTAGTCGGTGGCCACAATGGGGGAAATAGTTATGACTGA